TCATTCACCAGGTGCTTCATGACACCTGGTGCTAGGACATCCTTGACCAGATAGCCACTAGAGTACTGTTGAAAAAACTGTGCTACAGCCAGGGCGTCACCATCACCATAGAGTCTCTCCAGTCCGTCAGGCATCAAGCTGAAGACTTCACCATGACGTGCCACCTTACTCTCGCTCTTGTACCAAGGGAGAGCTCTTCGGGCGATCCTGTAAAGCGGTGTACTGAAGGACTTGGGCAATGATGTGATAATCAGGGACTTCAAAGACTAGCTCGCACCTGATCGACGATTCCAGCAATCACGTTCCACAGCTCAGTTGATCTACGTGCCGCAATCCGCTCGCGCTCCTGGACAAAGTCGTTGTCGATATAACTTCTTCGACGTGGCTCATACCCCATCTCTTCCAACTTGTCCCAAAGAACATTAGGATCTTGAATAAGATCTTCGTATCGAAGGACATGTTCCACCGACGCGTAGCAGTCACGATAAGTAAGTACTAGTCCACGAACAAGAGCTGGCAGAGAATGTGCGAAATGGTAGTCCGTAAGATACCCATGCTGGTTCCACTCTGTTACTGAGCGCGCATAGATGTCACGACCACGCCTGCCAAGGGCCAAGATAGGCCACCACCAACCTGCCTTCGCAATAGAGTACGTGACATCAGTCAGTTCCCTCTGCAAGAACAACGGCTGGTACAACCCCGAGTAGGTCTCAAGATACTTTGCCACCATGTACGGCTGATGGACATCTTTCAGAAATCCATCTGACGAGTATCTGTTCAGGTCAATCTTGTACTGTCTGAACTTTCCACTGCGCTTTTCGTACGACTCTGTCCAATCCAGACCCATCGTAGTGTGATGGAGAAGCTCCTTGGAAGCAGGGTAGGGTTGGTAAGGAAGCTCGTGTTTAAGCGCCAGCCCAATCTCCGAGGCAATCAACGACGACATAGATCTGGGAAAGGCCAGCAAAATCAAAGACTTCATGATCTCCTCCGCTGCAACCATGCACAGTTGCCATGTGTGTCACCATACTTATGGTACAGGTTCTTGTCTACTTCTTGATCAACTACAATCTCAATTCCCGGACAACGCTCAAACTTGTAGTCATGAAAACCCATGACTCCTCCACGCACAATCTTCAAGGCCAGAAACTTAGCGCAAAAGGAAGTGGGCTCATACAAGTCCAGGTCCAGGAAGGCCAGGCAGAAAGTATGCGAAGCGAACTCTGCTGGCAGAGTTTCTTCTACAAGGCCCTGGATGGGGATGATGTAGTCTTCAACACCAGCTGCCTTTACATTCGACCAAAAGGTGTTGAAGTCAGCAGTGCACTCACCAGCCTTAAGATCTGGATCGATTGCTCCACCGTCATAAGGGAGTCCGCCATAGGTGTCACAGGCATAGATCTTCTTGTCGATGCCATTCCTCTTCAGGTACATCGCCATAGCGATAGTTGTCTGGCCGCGAAAAACACCACACTCAATGATGTCTCCCTCAAGGCCACTGACGAGCCTCAGTTGCTCCAAGGCTCGAATTGTTCTGGGTGGATAGCTGCTCATAGCAGACTCCTCATTTTGTTGTATACAGTAGAAGAAGGCAGGTCCTTCATGCACTTTGTGTTAATCGGACAGGCCTTGTACCAGCATCCCAGACAACTAAGTCCTGAGAGGGTAACGGCTTCATGAGAGGCATAGTAGTTGATACGGGCAAGCGGCGGAATAGAACCAAACAACACCAACGACCTGGTGTTGAGAGCTCCAGCAATATGCATCGGGCCACTGTCAGGCCCGATGAACAAGTCAGCTTCAGAAATCAGAGCTGCCATTTGCCTAACGGTTGTTGCGGACACATTCAGCACATTACTGTGCTGGGCCCAACCGCTGTACTTGTTGTTGAAATCCAGGACGGCAAATTGAACTGGCAGATGATCTTGTTCAGCTAGTCGAATCAACTCCAAGTACTTCTCGATCGGCCAGCACCGCTTCTCTTCCATAGAGGCCGTATGTAGGATGACAATCTTCTTGCCGCCAGAACGATAGTGAGCGTACTGGGCTGCTGCCCAACGCCTCTCATCGTCTTCGACCTTGTACCAGCTGCGTCGATCCGAGATGCGACGCAGTCCCATGGCTCTTCCAAACAAGTCCACTCTGTTGATGGCAGGAAGTTCCTGCCGTTCGAACCTCAAGCAGACTGCACTGACATCCACAGTGGCATCGTAGGTGCCATGATCTACGTACCTGGCATCAATCAGCTCGTCCACAAACGGACAGTTCTTCATTAGCTCATGATAGATGTTACTTCCCGTCGTATGCATGTCGATGGCGTAGGTGATGTGCAGCTTGGGAAAGTCCTTCTTCAGCTGTCGAAGTGCTGGTGTAACCATCAGAACATCTCCGATTCCACCGACCTTGCGGATGACGCATACACGAGCCTGCCCTGCCCTAGAGACAATGGTCTCGTAGAACGAACCAGGACTTCTCCTGTGAGTAGCCACAGGAGAACCTCGCAGTGCCTTCTGAGAAGTTTTCTTTCGAAGCAAGGCCTGCCTAGTGACCTGTCGGCGCATTACCTATACCAAATCACATGTAGCGCAACTAGACCAACATCATCATCCCAGCTGTCATTTGCATTCGCTGGATCTCTGCGCAATTTGATGTTCAAGATACCCAGGGGATTGGTGGCCAGAGTTTGAACAGAGAATTCAAGCACGACCAAGTTGTCAACTTGACCGGCACCCAAGGTGTTGTCGAACTGTACCAAGGGGGTCTGCCACCCTGGATCAATCAATGCCTTGTTGCCAATAGTTCCGTTACCAACATTGTCAGAGATTGCAATCTCAAACGCCATGCCAGTGCCACCAGGGTAGCCTCCACCGTTTGGCTTCATGAGAAAGTGGCCAACGAACTTAACTCTAGCAGGCCTGTCTCCTTGCTCGTCCTGAGGGATAGGAACAGATGTGTAGCAAGTCTCCTGTGTAGTAGGGTCAAAGTCCAGAGTCTGAACAACAAAGTCAGTCATCTCTTCAACAACCAGCGCGGGCTTGTTACCAGCAGCAAAGACCTGGAACTGGCCAGGGTAGACAACCGTGTGTCCAACCTCTAGTTCCTTGACAATGCCATCTCTGGTGATCTGCACATTAGGGTTTCCAGAGTTAGAGCTTCGGTAGTGCAACTCTGTATCAGCGGACGTAGCGTCAGGGCGAGTGTTCAGTCGACCCTCTCCAATTACAGCTGTTGGGTCAACAGTTGACTGCTTCATAGCAAGCGAACGATCTGCTTGTAGCTCGATGCCTGTGTCGCGAAGAGTGCCGATAAGAGCATTGGCTTGATCACGCCACTCAAGAAGAGTGGCTAGTGGACTGCCAGCATCATCCTTGATAACGATGTTGCCTTGAGAGTTCAGAAGCTGGACAACGCCTGCAGCGCCTGCAGCGCCTGCATCATAAGTGTCTTGAAGAGTGACTGTGGCAATTCCGGCAAGAGCATCATCGATACCCTTCAAGTGAGCTGTTAGGTGGTCGACAACATTGGCGATAGGGACGGTAGTTCTTGTGTAATTCGCAGGAACGTAGTCAATATCAAGGTGGTCGCCATCAAGCTCATCTGCTCCGGCGCTTTCATGGCGAGAAGCATGAGCGCCGAGCTGGGTGTCAAGCTCGGCAATAGCCCGCTCCAGACTCCAGCCGTTGGTAATGAATACGTTGGCAGACCAATCAGTGTACGTAGGGGTCTCTGGGCCAGAGGTATCCATGCCAATGAATGTTCGGATGTACCCAAGATCAGCAGCAAGACCAGTGATTGTGCTCTGAGGCAGCGTGGTATCAATGGTTACCTGACTAAGCAGCACAGTGAGAGACATCGTGGGGTAGGAGGCACTGTAGGAGTTGCCGGTACCAGGGAAACCAGAGAAGAAGGCGCCGATAGCATCAATAGCCTGACTCAAGCTGTAGGTCAGGTCGGGTTCGCCATCACCATCAAGCGTGTAGTTAGGCCCCATCGAGTCCCTAGCTAGCTGAAGCAAGTCCAGGCTGTTGCCCTGGATTAGTCCACGAAGCTCCGCGTCATCGTAATCGTCTGAATCCAATGCAGCCTGTAGTTCGTTTTCCAACCGTGCAATCTCTGAGAGCAGGACGTCGATAGTCTCCTTGATCGTACGAGCTCGTGCTTGGTCGGCGCTGTAGTAAGCCTCAGCATCAGCTTCAGTTGCAGTGACATGAGTAAAGACGGTGTTACCAGCCAGACCGAGGTCCAAGGCGTTGGCGCCGACCTCGCTGCTGAGAGTCTTCACCAGCTCGTAGTAAACTACGTTTAGCTGATAGACGATTGATGCCAAGTCCTTTCGAACGTTGGCGCTGAATGATGCACGCTCAGCCTCAGTGCGCATGCGTCCGGTATTTGTACCGGAGCGCTGGACTAGGCTCTGAAGTTCATCGGTAAGCTTGTTAGCCATTTAGATCACTCTCACGTTAAAGGAATCGATCCGAGGGGTTCTACCGGTCTCTGAAGTCCCGAGGAGAGCCTTCACGTACAACTTGTTTGTTGTTGCAGACTGCACGGCCCAATCTGCACTGAAAATTTCCTGTTGCCAAGTGGCATCAGTCTTGTCGACCTTGACCTTAATGTACCAGTTTCCGTTCACATCTTCAATAGTGAACATTTTGAAGAACAAAGCGTCGCCTACTTCTGCGAAAGCAAATTCTTCCGGAGACCGATAGACCATTAGGTCACCAAAAATTTCGCTGGCACCCTGGTAGATTCGGTCCCCAACAAAACTGTCAGGGTAGGGGAACCCTTCAACCAAGTACTTGTGATTGAAGGGGTAGAGTGGGTCGGCTGCTTCTAGCGCGTCTACTGACGCAAGGCTAGTATCCAACTCGATCCAGTTAGCATCGGAGGTAGCAAAAGTACTGTAACCTTGAGGCACATAGATCTGGCCGCTAACAAGCGAGCCATTCACATACGCACTAGTACTACCAAGGTCCAAGTAGCGTCCATCAGGACTTTCAACATACATCGTAGTGCTGTACTGCTGGGTGACCTCTTCAAAAGACCATCCAGGAACAGCGCCAAGCAGCTCGGTGGGCGAGCTGCTTACGATAACGTTTCTCTTTAGCACCACACTCTGCAGCGGAACAACATCCACATAAGAGCTATCGATGTATGTGTTGATTACCCCGTCAGCCTGAAAGTCCAAGTCCTTCATGGTGCTGACATTATCCAACACGGCCCCTGCTGAAAGAGACTCATCGATGAACGCGCTAGCTTGAGTAGCGCTCCCATCGGAGAACGATACGTAATTCCCGGCGTCACCATCATGAGATACACCCGACCAGTTCACGCCATCCTGAGACAGGTAGAAAGAAACTGAAGTGTTCTCCGGTTCGCAAGTACAGGCACTAAGGGTTGCCTTAGTGAAGTACACAGGATTACCTTGGTCATCCTTTACCTCATACGGCCCGCAGACAAGGGAGCTGCGCTGGCTAGACTTATACGAATCCGCATAGATCTTGAGGGAGTCTAGTGAAAAGACATACATGTAACGATTGCGGCTGGTCGTGTTGGAGTCAGCAGCATCCTTACTGAAGGTGAATTGAATCTTCTTGACCTTGTCTAGGCCAAGTTGCCAAGCCATTTCGGCAGTAGCTACGCGCTCAACATCTCCTAGAGCAGTGAAGGCCTGACCGTCCAGGCTGTAGAAACAGCTGGCAGTCATCTTCTTGTTGACGCTAATAGGCAGACCGGCTAGACGAATATCACCGATATAAGTAGGTTCAGGAAGCTCCAGGGACAGAACAAGTGTGACTCGTCCTTGTTGGTCCTGAGTGTAAACAACGTACTCCCAGAGAGTGCCATCGTCTTCTTTCAGACTAGCTACTGGACTGCTCGCGCTCTTGCCTACGATGTTAGCTTGGCCAGCAACAGTAGTAGTGATCTTCAAGTGATCCAAGTCGACTGCGGTGTACCCAGTACGACCCAGGGTGACAAAACTACTTTCAACCTGGGCGTCAGATAGAGTTTGGTCGACAGTTTCCTGGGTGTCGAAAGTCTCTTCTACTCCTGTGATGAACGCATCAGCAGCGCCATTGAGAAGCAACAAGTTGTCCAGTCTAGATTCAGTCTGGTTGAGCAGGCGACCAATGCGCTTGCTTGTGGCGTAGAAGCCACGGTGTGAATCTTCCAGAAGCATAAGCAGGTCATCAAGCCGAGTGCTCAGCGTAGTCAAATCGTCATGGATGGCCATGCGATTTGTGTTCTCCAGCTGCACGCTTGAGATGTCCTTGTACTTGGGGCGGTCAAGGTCAAACCCTACGATCCCTACCTGGTCCACAGTAGGGTACGCAGCCTCCTCGGCCGCAACAAGGTTGTTGAGTTCAGCGTCCGACGGGGACCTTTGGTTCTCTTTGACGAAACGCTGAATCGCCCTTCGCCTCAAGGTATTCTTGTAAGGAGTACTGGTCATCAGGTGAACCTAAACGCTAGTAGCGAAATGATAGGGCTGAAGTAATCACGCAGAGATCGCAACGACTCCTCTTCGGTCTTCTCTGCCCAGATAAGCTTAACGAGACTGTTGATTTGCTTTAGGCCTTCGGTCCTGACGGACATACTGTTCGCACCCTTGTCGTAGGAATAGCGATCAACTTCCTGTGCCACATTGTACGCCACTCTGTAGGCGCTTGCTTTGTACTTCGCAGTAGCTCCAGTTTGGAGATCCGAACCACCGTAGAGTACGCCTCTCTTGTAGTCCACAGAGAACTTGTTGGCTGGCTCAAACTCTGGGTCCTGGTAGTAATAGTGAATAGTGATGCCGGCGGAAAGTGTCCCTCCGGGGGACACGTACACGGTAACAACACCAGCACCATCAACATGGTACTCTCCAGTAGAACTTACTGCAGCCGCACTTCCAACTGAGGTTGCAAACACGACAGCGTCACCGAAGAGAACTTCAAAGCCCTCGTACCACAAGGCTCCTGCTGCCAAGGTAAAGCTGACAGTGTCGTCGATGCCATCGGCCGTTAGCTCAACAGTCTTCTCTGAGTTCATTGGCACAAGTCCAAGGAACTCAGATCGACCGTCAACAAAGTCAACTTCTTGTGGGTCGACATTAACGTATGTTCTGTCAAACATGTCAGAGCTAACTCGCAGGCTGCCCTTCACGACATAGTCGTGAGTCAACGTCATGGCATCAGCAGCACCAACAATCTTGGGTGTGCGTGCAGTGAAGGATCCCGTCAGGACGTTCACACGCTTCTTTAGGGCGCCACCCACTGTGTCAGTCTCCTCTGCTGCTTGAAAGTCCTCAGGAGCGATCCTCACGCCCCAGGGACGTACGCTCTCATCAGCAAAGACAACGTCGAATGCATCTGTGCTCAAAGCCTGACCAGTTGAGTGGTCGAACGTAACCCTGACGGTTTCATCATCAAGCTCACTGTTCAGCCACAGAATTCCATTCTCAGCATCGAGCATGTAGCTATTGGCAGTAGAAGCCAGAGCCGTGCGAGTGGTTACGGCCACATGCGCGGTGCCTTTGTCGCTCGTAAGAACAAAACCATCAGTGTCAAGGTTGTTGACACCCAGATGGATGATTCGCTTGTCTCGTGGGAGCAGCTTCGTGTGTCGAGCTGCTCTGCGAGGTAGATACGTGATATTGATGTTGTCTTCGTCTGGGTCAAACAGAAGTTCCATCTGGTGGTAGTAACCGTCCGCACGCTGCTCAAACAGCATGCGTTCCTCATCGAATACCATCTCCACCTTGCTTCCATCAGCAAGATCGGAGCTTAGCTCAATCTCTTGGAAGTCATCAGAAAAGCTCCATTGGTCTGCAGTCAACGAATTGTTGTCTTCAACGTACTCGTAAGCGTATCCGTTTGCATAGACGGTGAGCGAATCAGCATCAAGTCCATCACCAATAGGACTGAACGGAAGCTCAAACCTTGTGGTCTTCCCAGAACCCCTGCCGAGGTAAATGCGCTTGAAGCGATTACCTCGTCTTGCGATGCGTGGCTGGATAGCAAACACTTCACTTCGGGCTGGTCGCTCTGGAAGAGTGATGGTCGTAGGGCTCTTGTGAACACTGACTGCCTTCATGAGCGTCTTGGTCTTCTTGACCGGACTGCTGTCAGGAAGAAAACTGGTCGCATTATCGAGGGAACTGTCATCCCGAAGCATGCGCAGGCGCCAGACCATACTGGTTTGCGTACCATCCATCAGGACAGACTCACCGATTGAGTCATCAACATTTTCTGCTGAATGCCAGGTCTCTCCGCCGTCGAAAGAGACTTCAATGAGAGCGTCAAAAAGCTCAGGCTTGGGTGGCCAGATATCAACAGTGGGGACAGTAAGGTACAAGCCAGCAGGCAGGTCTCGTTCAACGCTGTTGATGCCACCAACACTGTCAAACTTCAGCTGGTTCACAGCGAGGCGACTGATGCCTAGGGCATAGCGCTTGCGCTCAACAACGCTTCCGTTGTTGGTAGCGACCTTGACTGCATGTGGATGGCTTTGCACAAGCTTGATGGTGATCGTCTTGGCGAGAGCAGGTAGGAATGTGAAGCCCCACTCTGTGTCGTTGCCAGCACTGCGAACAAGCATTCGGTCTTTGTCCAGAGGCCCAGCAAGATCCTTGGCTGATACCTGGCCTTTGCCAGCGGTACTAAGCAAGATGTCAGACACTACGTAAGTGTACGCCTGGCCAATGTTGAGCGGAACAATCGTAATGTTGTTCACGACCTGGGCTTTGGTGAGCTCTACTACTAGACTCAGTTCTAGCGGACCGCTATCAAGGCGCTCGTACTCAAACCAGTTGTTTGGGTCGCCATTGATTGCGTAGTCAGGGTTGATGTTGTTTACAGTTACTGCCTCATCGCTATTGCCGGGCTGGCCGTTAGAGCCAGTCCCGATAGTGATGGACTTCAAAGGCAGACTTTGCTGGTCTCTGACAGGTAGGGTCAGGACGCCTTGTGAGGTGTCCACAAAACAATTCGCATCAGCAGTGTGCTTGTTGTCTAGCCAGTCCAGGTTCAGGAAATGGTCGGCAAGAACAAATTTTGCATCTTCGTTGTTCCACAGAGCAAGTGCTGCGCGCTTCTGCCTGATTCTCTTGAGCTTGCCAAGCAAGTCTGCCAGAGCGTATTGCTGGCTGTTGAAGTGCTTGATGAACAAATCTGCAAGCTTGCGAAGCTTGGCCAGATTTACTTGAAGCAAGTAGTTGAATGTCGAGTAATCACCCTGGAAGTTTTCGTACTCAGGGTAGTCGCCAGCTCGGAGTTGCTCCAGCTTGAAGTCTAGTTCGAGCAGTTGTTCAAAAAGCTGCACAGCTTGAGCTTCAATTAGTACCTTCTCTGACTGCGTGGGCGCCGCTTGACGGCGACCAACAAAACCTCTCAGGAGGCGAGCAAGAGCATCTACTTGAGCCAAGTAGCTTTGATCAATAGCTGAATTAACTGACATGCTCTCTCACTCGCAGAAAGTACGAAAGAAGGACGGGTGTCAAATAAGGATTGACATTGTCGGCGCGGCTGACGATTACAGAAGATAGTGTACCAGAAGTTCCCTCAAATCGCTTGTCAAAGACCACGCGACCATTCCTCAAGCTAACTCCTGGCTTGCGACTTAGCTGCTGATTCCTCAGCGGGCGGTAATCAATCCAGTACAAGTCTGTGTGCTTCGGATTTGTGAAGCGGATTTTGAAAACTCCAGCCTTGGCCTTGGCCTTGGCGGCAATCCACTGCTTGTCTCTTGGCCAGCTGCTAAGCCAGGTGCTGCCGCGATCCAAAGAAATCTGATAGTCGGTCCCTACCGTAAGTAGTTGTGATTCTTGGTAGACGGACATTGGGGCAGCCTGGTCTGCTTCGATGAATACGTATGGGGTGATCTTACTGTACTCAAGGGTGCCGACGAATAGCCCAGCAATGTCTTCGGGAATACAAAGCAAAGCGTATTCGTCAACGACATACCACTCGACACTGCTGTAGTTGTAATCTTGAGCGGCCTCACCAGGGCCACTGATAACCCAAAGCCTGTCGGTTTGCTTTTCACCGACAACTCTGTCGATTTCATGGGGGTCGTCAAAGACAACGACACCCATGCCAACCAACCAGCCCAAGGAGCTAATGTCGCGCTTGGTAATATTCCACATGACATCAGGGAACAGCTTGACCTTACTCTCTCCACTAAAGATGGGAAGAAACTCGCGCTGAGCCGTTCTAGTGTCCGGCAGCGGAATGAGGTCGCGGAAAGCCCCAGAGCCTTCAAGCCACTGAAGGTCTACCCCTAGATATCTTTCCAGCAGTACCTCACCCTCATCCAGGAAGAAGAGAGTGCCATAAGTCCTGTTGTCATTCGAGATCTGAATTGTCTCCACAATATCTGCGTACGAAACACCCATAGGGCTTTCGACTTCGACAGGCTGGCTGCGGAACACCCCTAGGTTTTCATAAACCCGTAGACCAGCAGACACAGACTCCATGGAGAAGTCATAGACTCGCCCCTGGATCTCCTCAGTCTCCTCAGTTAGCAGCTGGCTGAAGCCAGCTCCTCGCAAAAGCTTGTTCAGTTCTCGCACTCGCAAGTCACCAGCTTCATGCTTTGTGCGTGTCACCGGAGCATACTGGCGCAGCCTGACCTTAAGATACTTTGTCCGAACAGGTTCGAATAGAACCGTAAGCTGGACTTCTGATGGTAGCTCAACTTCAGTAAGCTGGACCTCTTCACCTGCTTCATTCAGGTACGAGATATCGTCAACGTATACGGTACTATGACCTAGTGGGCGAATGTTCAATTCATTGACGAGTTGCATTGAAGCAAAAGTCAGAAGGAAGGTGCAATATGAGGGGGTGTGGTTGTACTTACGAGAAGTATCGTCGTGATCTGTCCTGATGATGACATGCCTAAACACACGATCGTTCCGAATCAGATTCACTGCAGGAGTGCTAACGATGGGAGCCTTAGTGTCACCAACGTCAGTTTCTTCTCCGACAAGGACAGCATCAACAATCGGGATAGCAACACGCTGGCGAAGAGGAAGCGTAAGTCCTGTGCCAGCAATCATTTCAGACATATTGGCTGCCGTGAAAGGCAGCCCAGTCTTGTAGTCTGTTAGCCAGTCAGACTGATCGTAAGAAAGAGGGGAATCCTCTGGTCGAACGAACGAGTTGAAGTGAACGCGACTGTACCGACCATTGATCTTGATCTCTTCTTCAGTGACGTAGGCATCTAGGGCCTGGGCTTCACGTTGAAGATCGTCTAGCACGGCAAAGTTCTTATCAGCCGACTGCTGGATCTCGCTTTCTAGCGCGTCGCCCTGGCTTGCAATTACGCCCATGGTCATCTTTGAGTTTTTGACAAACTCAGTCCAACGGGCAGCATCCATGAAGCTGCCCGGAAATACCGGAGGCAACCCACCAGTGGCTCCAGCTGTCTGAGACAGAATTACGCTAGTCTTTTTATCAAGGTCAGCCCGATCAGCTGAATAGTGAGGCACGTCAGCTGCTCGGCGTTCAGCTGCTCGGCGCACGTACTGAGCAGACTTGAACCCATCTTTTTGCTCAATAGGCATTGCTTACTCCAGCTTCAAGTCGATGAAGAATCTCCTGGCACTTACAGCGGGAGGGGTTTCGAACTCAATGGTGAATGACACCGAGTCTCCCGATGCCAAGTCAACGAAAGGAATCTTGGTTCCGTAACTGGCCCCTTGGTCGCGAGTGATGTAGTCATTGAACGTGCCATCATTCTGCGTAAGCGTAAGCTTTAGTCCGCCCTGAGTTTCCAAACCTAGCTTTGTCTTTTGACCCCAGGTCATCAGATCTTGGTAATCTGTTTGGGGAGGGAAGTCAGCTGGATTGTCAACGTCACCAACGTTAGTGGCAGGTACGATGTAAATACCCAAACCTGTCAGGTCGTCATCACCGTAGTTGGTAACCTGAATCTGAATAGGCGCACCATTGATAATCTCTGGATCATAAATGGTGTTGCCGGTCGCAACCGACACAAAAGTCAAATCTGATGCACTCATAGAACAACCTTCACTGCTACCTGGTGTGTGCGAGGATACAGCACAGCCTCGCCGTTAATTGTTTCCTCAACCCGTACCGTGTAGTACGCAACATCATGTGCATCTACATCAGCATCAGTATAGCTCATCGATGCTGGAGAAGCTCCCCCTGCAACAGAATAGATCTCTAGCCATTCTCCGACAGGGTTGGTTCTGCGGTAAACACGGTACGTAAGGCCTGGACCCTCCCAGGTCCAGGTCAACTGGACGTCAGGGAACGATACACTTTGGGCGACAAGGTCGGGTGCAGGATAGGTCCAGTCGATGACTGGATAGCAAGAACCATCAAGATGGCGCGTTAGCAACTCCTCGGCAAGAGCCTTCGGCAGCTTGCCTCCATAGTCGTCTCTCATGGACAAAGGCGCTTCGAGCAGCATCACCTTGTGCTTCGGAACTTCCTGACCGTCAGGACCATACCCTGCGGCACTCTGCAGGATGCGTGGGTTTGCCCTGAGAGCAGAAGCTTGTTGAGCGTCACGCAGACGTCCGCCTTCAGCGCGGACGTCATACACCTTCATGTCCTGGACATCATCGAGATCCAGAACAACTACCTCGGCGAGAATCCCATACCCAAAATCATTCTGATACCCAGCGGTGTACCTGGTAAGGAACGTATCGGTTTCGATATCAGATACGTACTTCAATCCAATCACCGAACCTGTATTCACTGAGCCGTCAACTTCAAATAGCTGGAAGTTTGGATAAGAGAATCCAAGCGATTGACTGCACTCGCGGATGACACCCTCCTGGTCAACAACCAGGTGGTGGATCGCACGATCGTCAGGGTCGCAGTCAGGTACCATGTAGAACACAACCATCTTGTCACCCACATCACTATTCATCAGCGGGTTCATGTCCTGTCTAGTGTATTCGTAATCGTCAGCTTCGTAATAGTACTGCGCAGCAATCTGATGGCTGGCATGAAGCTTGGTGTTCAGCGAGATGAACCCACCAGCATTGTCGTAGCTTCTGATTTGATCGGCTTCGTAGAAGACATCAGTATCGCTAAACCTTACGCCTTGCAGAGATGCATCTGTAGTGAGCACCCTAATGAGATTGTTCTCAAAGTCACTTACGAAGATGTGAATGTGCAGACCAGCCTCAGGGTCGATAGCGATATTCTTTCGGGTGGCTGCTAGCACTCGGTCATTCACCCACAGTAGTCGACCGTAGGGACTGTAGATGTATGGCTTGCTAGGGCTGTAGTTCTGTTGGTCGAACTCAGGTACATAGTATCGTCGCACGCGACCGTTGACTAGCGCGCTAAGATCCCCTGCACTAAAACGCAAGTGCCAGGGGTCTTCGGGATCTCGCCCGGCTGGCAGGCGCGGTTGGATGAGCGAGCCCTCAACAGGGCGCCAATACCAAGTGTCCCCCTGGTTCATGTAGAAGGTGTAGCCACTAGCGTTACGCTCTGAACTGTAGGTTGGATACGCGGTAGTCAGCTTCCCTGTATCTAGATCAATATCTTCCCAGGTTGCTGGCTTGGCGCTAGGCACTGGATTGAGTAGCTGATGTACGGTACTGCCATCATCCTGGGTGCAGGTGACGTAGAACAGTGTGTACGCACCCGTATCTGGATCAAAGAAGTTCTCAAAGTTCGTATAGATGCTTTTGTCATCTAGAGAAACCTCGTAGCCTCCGTCGACCTTTTGGACGTTTCCTCGACGAACAACCTCAAGGTTGCACTCGACTACACCAGTAGGGAGCGCATGGCGGTAGAACAACGGACGCAACTCGCCGTAGGTATCTACGCCAGTTCGGTTCGTAACCAGGATGTCCTTGTATTCTGCAGACAGGGAGGTGCTTGTTGACACCACCCATTCTTTTCGCACTTCAGCGTTCTTGTCTGAGTTCGTGGGGATACCGTAGGTACGATTAGCAATCTGCAAATGCACCCAACTATCCAACTCCTGGTTTTCCATGTAGTCCAAGGCGACAGCAACAGGCTTGATGTCATCAAGATAACGGAACTGCTCCACTCGCTGATGAACATGGTTGACTAGCTCCAAGGAAATGGAGCGAGCCTCACCATAAGTCTGGTTGATAGAAGCAATTAGTTCGAGAGTCATCTGACTCATGTCTCACCTCACTTCTTGCCGATAGCGCACTGAACCTTCTTCAAGCCCTCGTGGTCTGTGCTACCCCAGGCGGTACCAACAGCCTGTCTGTACTGCGCAAAGGTAATTTCGTCAGCAGGTACAGCAATCAATGTATTAGGCTCTTCTGGGTTAGGGATCAGCAAGTCCCCGTCAGCAACAGCACCATAGCACATAACTGGAATCTGACCGATGAAGGAGAGAATTTCGCATTCATTAGTTGGTCCAACATCAGGACGTTCGTTACCTACCACAATGGCTCTGTTGGTGATAACCATGGGAGTCCCGGGACCAGTAGCGTAAAACTGCCCTTCACGTACGTACACGACCAAACCTTCAGGAAGTCCAAGGTGAGTAGACTTCCTTTCGATTCGCTCAAAGTAGGGGTCCCATTCGGCAACATCACCAGCTCTCAGCCACTCGCCGTAGTCGGCTCCACCAGATACGTACTTCACATGGCCTGCAGCCTGAGCCGTAACCGCGCCCGCTCCTCCAACTTCATCACAGTAATCATAGTTGGCGCTGTGCCGACTATAAAAGACTTCATCTGTACTGAGATCCGTCCCTCGGATCGAACCGTAAATGTCAGGAGAAGCAGCATTCCCTCTGAAACGCAAGAAGGAGAAGGAATCGTCAGGAATCTCATTCCACCAAAGCTCCATTACCCCCTTGGCGCTAGGATTGACCTCCTTGAATTGAGTCGCACATGCACCGGTATACCCAGAAACACTATCGGTCTCAATGTAAAACTGACGAGTAGTGCTGTCATTTACGTTGACGCCAGCTGCAGCAGTACTGTCACTGTACTTGAAACTGTAGCCTTTGCCTCCTACCTGAAACCAACCGTCGCTACCACCAAGACTGTTATTGGCAACCTTGGAGACTACGGTAGAGTCTCCAAGCAGATTGACTTGATCAGAGTAAACGTCCAGGTTCCCACCAGAAAGAGAGTTCCTGATCCTTAGAGTGCCAGAGTTGTTCAAGCGCACCCAAGCATTGTCTGGGTGGCCGAAAGCTAGCTTGTATGTGGTTGTTGTCGGCAATACACCTGAGGCACTCAGGTACGTACCCGGCGTGGTGACGCCTTCGCCTACTACGAGGTCTCCACGCATTACGTTCTTGTCGTTCCACTCGCCTTCGCCACTCGCGTACCCGTATCTGTGTAGGTACTGAGGCGCAAAGTTGCCTTTCACATTAGACTTTGTGAAAGAGCCCTTCGAGCCCCATGGACCAGCCGTGAAACCACCAACGCCACTCAGGTCCACAAGAGGCTCACCGAAGCTACGATCATGAGTATGAGCCATCTTTCTTTGAAGGTCATAGATAGATGTAGTGAGGTCAGTACCAACAGTAATCAGCACGAATTTATCGCCGCGATCAACTTCGGTAGTAATGTCTACGATTCCAATCAGCACACTGGTTTCCCCATTGTAGAGATACTCAGCGCTAGAGTAGACCTCACCAGTAGTCCAGTTCTTGAGCAACAAGAACCCGGCAGGAATAACTTCTCCTACAGAGTAGTTCTCAGTGAGAATCAAAGGCAGTTTAAGTTGCTGGCCGTAATTGGCATCAGACGCACTTAGCACACTGGTGTTCATGTCATCGTCCAGCTGTGCATGTGAAACAGTTGGGCAAGTAACAGGTCTACGGCCGTTCGCGTCCAAGATGCCAATCGTACAGCCAGACCCGCTGCCGGACATTTGGTTCGGGTCTGGAATTACATTGAAGCGCGCACCGAGATAGTTGGGGCCCCCCATCCACTCGTCTGGGTCGATGGTGTAGGTCACTTCGCCAGGGTCAGTGCTATCAGTAGCCTTTACACACCATACCGAGCCCACAGCATCTACGTAGTAGTCGCCTTCAGCATCAAGCCCCGTTGGGCTTGAAACAGAGTCGTAGAACGCTTCGGCGGCACCATTCTTGGTAAAAGAAATACTCGCTGTGCTGCTGGGCGGATACTTAAGCGAAAATTCATTTACACTAGCAGGAACAGCTTCAGTAACAGTTCGAGTCCCATCGATAACTTCTGGATTCAAGTTAGATGCAGGACCAATTAGCCTTGCGATATTTGCAATGTCCAACGCCCTGGTGGCAGCCCCAGAGACTGGGGTATCAGCTGCTGACCTACCCCAAGCTAGCGACAGGCGAGCTGTAGTAAGAGTGCTGTACGGATAGCTCTGGTCGTGAATGTCACCGACCGCCCTCTCTAGTTGCTCAGCAGCTCTTCGTAGCTGCGCAGTAATAGACGATAGCTTTTCTGCGGTAGGTGTTTCACCAGCAGTAAAGCTGGTGAGCACAGAGATGCCTTGCTGTAGCTTGTCAGCCATTAGATGACTCCTGTAAGACTAAATTGATTGACCCCAGTAGCCGCTGGGTTGATCGTGATGAAGTTGGCGCCACCAAGTCCTGCACCAATATTAAACTCTTCTGTGATGAAAGTCCATCCATAAGGGATTGGAAGAGTTCCTGAACTATCCACCCCAATGAGACTGTTCGGTAGCTGCAAACGCAGCCTGATGTCATTGGATGTAATGAGATTCCCAGTGAAGGGGTCGCGGCCATAAGCGCCGAACCTGCTCTCAGACGGAGCTACTACAACGTAGGCTCCCAGATTGTTTGTAGCGTCCACAGCATCAGGGATGGCGAGTTGCCTGTCTTTGAAGACAAGCACATCGCCCACCACTTCATTAGGGTGAAGCGGTGTCCAGGCACCAGCAGCCTTGGTAATAGGATGCGAAACAGAGTCGCTCCATTCATATAGAATCACCCTGGCACCCCGAGCAAGCGCAGGGTCCCACTCGACAGCTCCCGACTGGAAAAGCCAGACTGGATTGCTTGATCCAACCCATCCAGCATTCACTGCGGTGTCAAGATAGAAACGAGTGTAGGGCTCATCGTTTCCGTCTACTTGTCTGACTGCCTGACGGATACCAAAGTTGCGCAAGACGCCAAAGCTGTCTTGCAATCGGAGTACGCCACCATCATAGTCTTCGACGGTCCTGGTCCAGACATCAATGTAGCCTAGGCCGTATGGTTCTCCAGCAGAGCCGCTAGCAAACGCCGTAGCGGCGTCACCAACCGTTCCCAGTGTCGGGTCGTGCTTGAGAATTTGGAACACCCAGATTTCCGCAGGAACGACAGCGGTATCAAAGTTGACAGTCATGTGGGTGTCGGCGCCCACGTGCTCGACTTTGACCACATCCATATCCAAGCTCTCCTGAGTATAGGGAGCGCTAAAGAAGCAATTGGTCTTGCCCAAGGAGTTGCTGTCAGCTGAGTACGATGCCAGGGTTCCGTTCAGGAAACCAGGCCCGTTCTTAATGTAGGTGGTAAGCCGGATGTCCTCTACAGGATTTCCGGCACTGTCATACGCAGTGGCAGTAAGCTTGCTGGTGTCTGTGCCGAAGAACACGGGGCCGTACAAATTGCCACCAATAATTTCGCTATCAGTAGACAGTACGATTTCAGCAAGATTTGCATCCTGACTGACGATCTGTACGATGTTGTTAGCCTTGACGTTCACAAGCGCTCGCACATCAAGCCAGGCGCTATAGTTCGCTGAACGCAAAGCGTAGTCTGTGACTTCGTAATCTACTCGTGGAACAGCATCGTACTTGCAGTACCAAGTGTCAGTTGAGGCAGCTCCGTGTTGAACATCCTCAACCAACGTACTGACCGCATGCTCGGCAACATTCGTGCCGTTGTAGCCACGAATGCAGTCGATGAATGCCTTCCTTGTCTTAGCCAGATAGTAAATCTGTTCCGAACCAATCTGGATGATACCTTGCTCTGGGTATGAATCCATGTCGCTGGAAATCACCACTGACACCTCAGTGTCAGACAGAAACAAAGCTTCGGTCAAGACAAGATTCGGAGCCTGGTAGCCACCAGTCTGGATTACACCCAGGTCGTAATTGACAGAGAAGTGATTGTCTCCAGCAGTGCTGAAGTTGAGATTAGTCTTCTCTGTCCATTCTGTGACGACACCAAGAGCATCGATGGAGACAAGTCGAACAGAACCAGACCTGAATGGAAAGTACTTAGAGAACAGCGAGCGCCCATTCGCGAGGCCCTTGCCCAGGTTCTCCCAGCTATCTGCGATGATAACTGGATCGAGAGAGTCTACTCCGCGTCGAATAACGAAAAGCTGGTTGAACACCAAGGTGTTGCCATCGATTGCCATTTCGGACTTACGAGTTTCAACCAAACTCCAGTCTACATCAGGTAGTACGCCAGGAGAGACGCGAGCTTGATCTTCAAGCACTCCAGTGAATTCGGAAACAAGCTGGATGTCTCGGATAGCCATGATCTCGTAATTGTCGAGACGACAGAAGATCTTGGCGCTGATGCTGTCGTGTACAGCATCAGCTCTTAGTTCCAAAGAAGTTCTGACGTCACCATCTACATGAGTAGCTACTGCAGAGAAAGAGTGGTCTGAGTACAAGGTTCGAGGATCCCAGTAAACACTGAAGGAGCCGGTAGAGAACCGCGGCGTCCAAGTCAGGGCGTCGCCTACACGAGCGTTGACTACGTCGTGGTACTCAATTCCGTCCAGCACTCCGCTCTGCCAGTCAGCAAGCTGGGTGCCGTCCAGCAGGCCAACTTCATGGCCTCCCAAGTACGTAAGGTACCTAGACACACCAAGAGAAGCCCCCGGCATACGTCGGCGGTCCCACTGCCAACCATCGATATCCGTCTCAACAGAGTGGACGCCTGTCAGCGGCACATACTTATCTGTGGGCTCAACGTAGTTGGTGACCTCTAGGACAATACTCTTGTATTCCATCATTCACCCCACCCAAGCGGGTGTACTGCCAGTACACGGTTGTATACACTAGCTCCTTCAGGAGATAGGCGGGCGCGCTCTAGCTCACCTGAGTCATCTGATACTAGTTCGTCCTTGTGCCTGTACTTAAGGTCAGGGTCGTCAAGAGGTACAACACTGACTGACTGCCAGTGAATTCTGTAGGGAAATTCAGCGTAGGTGTAACTACATGTACCCTGCGCAACGGCATGAGAAAAAACCTGGCCTGCGTTGTAGTCGACAAAGAAATCCCCGTCGGCAACTACCAGGCTGATGCTATCGACTTCATTGGAGAAGATGTTGCGATTCTCAAACAAGATTTCCACAAGATTAGAATCCGGAAGGCGATTCTGGTAACTAGGAAATAGCTGAGTTGTCGCCCTGTGTCGCCCTGTGTTGCCAAAGCGAAGGTTTCTGCTACGCAGATACTGACTGTAATCAGCCAGAGCAGTAGCGGTAAAATACGTACTGGCAGCGAAAGCAGCTAGAACATCTTCTAGCCACCATCCGTCGGCACGATCTTCAAAGAAGACCTCAACGTCATAAAGTTTGCTGTCGTAGTCATAGTAGGCTCTTAGATGCGTGCTGGTAACTTCAAGAAAGGGTCTTGAGGCAAGAGGCGCATCATTAGAGTCGAGTACAAGTTCAATGTCAAACACTGGGATATCCAGAGCGCCAATCTTTCTGCCCACGCCACGGATATAACTAGTTTGACTTGGGTTGGCAGGGTCGCGAGCCTCGTGCAGCAAACGCTGACGATATTTATGCAGCGACTCTTCCGGAAGTCGCTGCAGGCCGAGACGCAGCCCAGCTTCATCAAGCCCAACGGGTAGGGCAGTTCTGTCGGGGACATATGTACCCATCAGTAAGTAACCTCTAGTGAGTCATAGTTAGATCGCATAAGGATGCGATCAGTACGAGTGTCGGCTGTCCACCCGTCTACAAACTCTTCAAAGTATTTTACCTCACTACCCTGGGTTACGCCAAGATATCCTTCTTTACTGAACCCTACTGCAGTTGGAGAGACCACAGCTGTTGAGAGTGACACATCCGCCGTCATACTTCCTACAAGAACAGCCGTGACGTATACCGTCGTATCAACCGTGCTGACAGTCGTAAGCGTGTACTCCCACTGTCCTAGTTGGTTGTACTCAGTGGCAAATCTAAAGTCCTGCCAACTGCTTTCAGGCAGGGCAGCGCTGGGATTGGCGGCAGCAATGTATGCTTGAGCCGCACCCCAGGTGCTTTTGTCCAACTGCAAGTACTCAATATTTCCTGCAGGGTCGCGACGCTTAATCTCAATCTTATTGATACTTTGGCGCAAGCGCGCGAAGTGAGTATAAAGGTATTCGGTATCTCCGAATTTTGCTCGATGACGAAGAGGAACCAGCTCAATGTACGTGCTGTCTGTCTCAGTATCGGTGGAGTCAAACACCGAGAACGAAGAGAGCTCATGGTCGTAAACGTGCACGTTGCCCTGACTATCCAAGACATACATCTTGGACGTCTGGTGATTGATCGCCAAATCAACTGCTGTGTACGGGTTACCTGAAGAGTTCAAAAGAACTACTTCTGCCAGGGTCTCAACGTTGCTCGTGAGCTCAATCCCGGTTCTTCGGTATTGCTCACCGAGCTTAAGGCGAGGTGACGAGTACTCTACGTAAGAATACGTAGGACCTCCAACTACCTGGGTAGATAGTGAAAGCCTGAGCTGGCCCTCAAAGTCATCAAAAATTGCTGTTCTGTATGGATCTGGCTCAAAGCTTTGTGCGTTTGGAAACCACTCGATCAATACATTGCCGTCAAAACCCTCGGTAATGACTTCCGTTACGGTCTTGTAGATGTTGCGCGTCGAGTACACTCCTTCGTCAGGGATGCGAACATACTCCCTAATAGCAATGTCGTTCTCATCAGTACCGACAACCTGGATTACGTGCCTGCCACTATACTCTCTATCGTTGACGTTAGACTTTCTAGAGAAGAAAGTCGTATCGGTAACATCGATATACAAACGCTCGGGCCTTGGAAGTGACCCGTATGCGTAAGGGGTCGAACTATCCCAAACAGTGAAAGAGGAATACGCTTGGGAATCCACCTGCGCAATGCGCGCAGGTGTAGCATTAAGAAGAGTGATAAGATCTTCATAGCGCACCAATGTATAATCAACGGCATCTAGAGTACCGACTACGTCAGGGTAGATATATGTAAACGTACCTGCAGCAGTGTCGGCCTTTTGAAAAACATCGTCTTCGTCTAGATAGACGCTCCACAAGCAACCCACCCCTAGATAGGGTTTCAACAGGTGAGGGTCATCAGCAAGTTTACGCGCGGTAACGGTCTGCTCTGCCGTTACTTCGGCGAAAGTATCTAGTAGGCGATGACCGAATGAGCTTTCATCCCTTCGGATCTTAGACCAGAGAGGGAAAGCGTTTGCTAGTCGTTGTGTACGGAAAGACATATGAATCTCAAAGGTACGTTACGCTAAAGGTACCAAGATCAGCGAATTCATCTCGATCCAAAGCGTATGAGCCGTTCTCTAGCAAATCTCGCTCTGTGGCAATACCACCAGATGGACCGCGCCGGATATATACTGTCTTGAAAATCTCAGCAGGCTTGCCGAGAGATACAAGTCTTACTGAACCTTGAGTGTAGCTTTGGACTTCTTTCGCAGCTTGTAGGAGGGAGATTGATGATGCAATTCCTGCACTTCTGAAGTGGTTTCTCAACGCACGCTTCATTGTTGCTTCCACTTGTCGCTTCTCTCCGCCCGAGAGCGTTCGAAGCGTTTTCACTTCCATCTCCAAGTCAAAGTAGACTGCTGTTGCTGCTGTCACAGAAATGTCCATGCCCGGCCCTGACAGATCAAGCATGCGAGCTTGCACTGCCCTAACGAGGGCAGGATTACTTTGGTTCTCCGCACCAAGCACTACCACAGCTACGGTTCCAATTCCAAAGAAACCGCTGAAGATCCTGGTGTCCAAGACGCCAGGAACTCGCAGTGCTCTGAGATGTAGTCTGGTGTGGTTGGAGGTAGATAGGGTGTCATAGCGGCGGCTAAGTCTGAAGCGATAGTTCCTGTCACTTTCTTGTGCCCTGCCGTTCAAAAGACTATAGAAGTTAATGGCCCGAAGTCCGGTGCCAGCAACATAGTTTGTGAAGTTGTGGTTGCGCATAACTGATGAGCCAACATTCCCAATAGGCCCGCTGGCTTTACAGCGGGCCCCAAAGAATTGAACTGTACTGCTAGCGGGTAGAGTAACGTCCTGTGTGGTCAAGTAACTAATTTCGGCACCAAGTTCGTTCTCGTTCGCGTCAGAGTAAATGCGGGTCCCCGCAGGTACAAGAATGTCGGCTGCACCATTGAGGTCACCAAAATTCCCAGAACTAACATAGAAGGCAAGGTTCTGATCTGATCTGTGACCCTCAGCAAATGTTTCGGCCAGTCGAGGTAGACCCATGTCTTGTCCGATAATATCTAGTTGCTCACCAGTAGCGTTAGAGATTTGATTCCCATAGAACGCCCCAATAGCTTCATTGCGGGCGTCGATCACCTGGTCAAGGAACACTTGGATAAGTGCATCTGACTTCGAATCAGTATCGAAGTCAGTGATGCCGGTTCGACTTGTAAACTGACTGCGAAAGTCACGAGCAATTAGCAACGAGTTCTTTCTTTCTGGAGTAATTGGCATTAGTTCCTCGGGCTGATCTTGTTATCGGCTAGGTCGTAGCTATTGATCAGGGTGATGGTTTCGCGCTGGCCCAGCGGAGAGATGCGGACGAGTGTTGCCATTGCGCTCTCGGAGAGAGGGAAAACATCGACCTGGACTTCCTGCGGTCTCAACAAACTACCTCTCATCAGTTCGTTTACAATAGCGTTCTGAACCTCTGCTCCAGTTGTCGGAGTGTTTGGTAGCCCAGCGTATGTCTTCAGATTGGCGCCAGTTTGAGGGCTAGCTCGCCAGTCCCCTTTTGAGCTTTGCAGACGGGTCTGAATTCTTTGAATGGCTCCACGGTAGTTCTCATCCCGCGTATCCTTCAGGTCTAGTTCGTTTTCGTCAAGAACAAAGTCCCCACTGGAACTCCACTTGAGATCATGCATGTCGCGTAGTCTGCTCATCTGGTCTCCTTAGATCAAGCCAGTAAGAAGTGTGGCTGTCTGAATGATTGTCGGAAGCTGATCTAGAAAAGGGGGAATGATCAACTGCTTGGGGAAAGGGGTGTAGGTCGTGCTGGGAATCATGGTGAGCGGCCAGGGAAGGTCCTGGATCATGCCGGCGTACTTCATGCTACTGCTCATACCCTGAATGCTGATGACAGAGGGAGTACCTCCGGACATGCTAATCTTGTCTTCATGTACGCTAATGAAAGACTTCTGACCGACGCCCATGCGCAGCTCAGCAGGATTGGAGAGAATAGAGATTGCGCCCTCGACTTTGTCTTCGCGGCCGACCCAGTAACTCATACGCCAAGTCTTTTGCGGTCTTTGATTTGCCATTAGAAAATCCCTGAGATATCGAACGTTGAGGTTTCGGACGCCAAGCCCCGGAGCCTGCTTGTAGGGTGCCCAGTGACGATCAACTGACCGTCTTCTGGGCGAAGACCATTGTACAAGATTGTACCCCGAAGTCCTTCAAGAAGCACGCTGTTGCCGAAAGAAGACAGCAGCGTTGCTTCTGAATCTCTAAAGCCAACAAACAGTTCTTTACCAGACCTCAAGATGCGTACCTTTGCAAACAGAGTTCCCGGACGCTTACTAACATAAGGCACTAGCCCACTGGGCACACCCTCACCCCCAAGTACGTCTGGGTCGTACACTTTAAGAATGACAACAGCAGCTTGGTTGCGCCCAGTAATGTCTGGGCGCTTCTTGTACTGCTCAGCCTTCCTTCTCGCTTCTTGAAGGGAATTTTGCGGGATTGTACTAGGCATTACCTTTCCTCGCCAGTCAGCTCCGCATAAGCGGTTTGGCTGTCGTCATAATAGCTTCCGTCTGGGGCGGCAGTATTGGTATTGAACCTCCTCCAGCTATTGGTGCCATAAAGTCGCCAGATAGCTGACAAGTCTCTGGTGCCGCTGATATGGTCATCAGCCCAGCGGCCAAGATCTCCCTTGAAATTGTTCCAGATCATAGAGGGGTCAGACAAGTTCAGGCCAGAGACAATTGGGTGACCGTTCTTCATCAGTGGAATCATCATGATGGAGTCTCCACGCAAGCAACTTAGGAACAGCACGGGACCACCCAAGAGCCACTGTAGAGATGGAGTGGCGCTTCCAGCCATACCCATTAGTGCAGCAGAGCCGCCGAAGAGAACTAGGCCTGTAGTTGTCGCAGCCGTCATTCTAGTAAAACCAGTACCAAGCTGTGGGACAGCCCTCACTAGCAGTGGCGCAGCCTTGAAAGCCGCGGCACTCGCGGCAATAGAGGCTCCAGCGGTAACCCACACGGCAGCTGTATTTGCTTTACTTCGGAAACCCAACACTTCACCAATCTCTTCAATGTCTTGAGCGTCACTAGTTCCATCCTCCAATCCAAAGGCGTCAAACGGGCTGAGTGCTTCGACCCGTTCAGCAAGATGCTCCTTGTATTCCTCTGACCCGCCCGTCCCCTTGTTGAGCAACCAGTCTAGTGCGTGCGCCAGGCTCCCTGCGTCACCAAGACGCAGGCCTTGGAATGAGTCTTCAACGTCTTTCGTCGCAAGGCTCATCATCTTCATCGCCTCCAGTACTGGCCAGCTGCTGGTTTCGTTTGCCAACACTACTGCTCCAGGCTTGATCTCTGTAATGAATCCAGTCTCATGGCTAAAGCTGTGTACTACTTGCTCGACCTCCACTGGACCCACCATATCGTTATAGGAGTCAGCCAGGATACAAATGTCCCAAGGCCTAATTCGAGCATTGCCAAGGGAGATGATCTCACCCCTGTACATATCCCTCATAGTGTGGAGTAGCGCACCCATTCCATAACGCATGGCCATACCGTAACCACGAACATTGTAGCTTGGTTCTAGCGGAAGAACCCTAAGCTTGTGCTCCGGAATGAATGTGTGAGCCTTGAACAACTGAGATCCAGCAGGCCCGTCAGAGAAGTCCTCACCAAAGTAAGTAACATCTACGGCATTGTAGACTGCGTTTTCGCTACTAATTAGTCCGTTCCAAACGATATCGTGGTCAGAGGTAAGACTATGATAGCGGCGGAAAGGCTCGAACCTTAGCTCCAGCGCAGTCATGTATTCTTTAATAGCTCGACTGCTCAGGGTTGAGTTAATCGCAGCCTTGTAGAAGCGGCTCTCTTCAATTGGAATATCAGAATCCATGACAACAGTATCTACATTCTCGTAAGTTCTGTGCAGCTCGCCATCCGTACCGATCGTGTGCAGCGCTGAGCTGCCCTGGCCGATAGCAGCTTGGCGCACGAAGAATTCGCCGCCATCACCAGTGTTGCGACCGCTGATGCGATAGTTCTCTGCAATTGCCGCATCTGCCGCATCTAGCAGCAAGTTTTCGGTTACTGCCTCCATGCTCTGGTCTTCACCAAAGTCCCCGCCATACAGCCTGAGGTACTCATCAATAGTGATGTCGGGATCGTCACCTCTGGAAGTCAAGAGTCTCGCGAGGTCATTGGCTCGCGAGACAAACTGGTTGTGTGCAGGCCGTGCCCAATATCGTTGACTAGGTACACCAAAAAACATAGTGTAACGAAATTTGTTCCCATATGGCCGCACACCATAGATCCATCCGGGATGTCTTAGTGACATTTCATGGAACACATCCCAAATTGTTTGTCCGGTTACCGAGAATTCACAAAGACTAGGGTCCACCCTCTTATCTAGTGCGTCGTAGCCCAGGGCCCAGCGCGCTGCACCGTAACCAAGCTCATCACTATATGTGAAAGCGCTGATGCCAGTTCGAATAGTCCAGGCACCCAGTTGCTTGAGCATCTCCTTGTACCCAGCGTCATAGATCTCCATGTAGTCTTTAGGGTGGGGCGGATACAAGTTGTCGTCTTGCGGACTAAGAAACATGCTAGCCTTCTTGCTTCGGAAATATGCCCTGACACGATCAATGTGTGGTTGGACCTGGGGCCCCAACACATAAAGAAGTGCGTCTGCACCTAGAGCGAAACCAGATGCTGCAGCGATACCTTGAGGCACAGTTCGAATAAAACCTCTCCCAAGGTTTCGAATAGGCTGTCCACCAACGTTGAGGAGAAAGTTCTTTGAAAAACTGAAAGAGGCCGGCTTGGTCATCCATTGCCCTCTGTGCGCAAGCGCAATCACTTCTGCATCGGCCCTAGCCATAATGCTAGCAACCCTGCCTGGAGGCAATCCTGGCTCCAGGGCTTTCTTTGTCGCTGTTCGCAAAATGATTCTGGCCCGAGCAATAATGGTCTGAGGATTTTTGGTGGCACCAGCTTCGAATGCTCTCTTACTAATCTCCCTTAGGAGACTGAAGGTTACAGCTCGCTGGCCTGCATTTTGTGCACTCACTGCCGCAATATCGGCGGCAGTGAGTGTCCCCTTGCCTGCATTGAATACACTGCCAGGGGCGCGCGTCCTTGCGACGTCAACTAGTTGCTTCAACCATAGTTGCTGGCCAGGAGCCGAGCCTGTAATGCCCAGCCTGGATAGCAATCGGTGAGTCCACCCACCCGTACTGGTCTTGTTAGCAACCCCACGGAAGAGCCTTCCAGACCCTGGGGCTTTGCTCAAGATCACACCACCACCAATAATCAACGCTCCAGTGATGACCGGGTGCTCTAGCATCCATTCCATAGCTGCATTCGACGCTTTGAAGCGACCAAGAAAAGCGTCCCTAGAGTAATCGTTGAAATCTAGTGTTGCGTCACTGCCTTCGCCGTGCTGATAAATCTGTCCAAATTCCCAGCGACCAAAGTGAGCCAATTCAGGCTCAAGCATCATGGCTCCAAGCAAGTGGTGTGTGGTCGGATACGTGGGCGCATCATCAGTATGAGAACTGCCCTTGATAGCTTGCATCAGTTCGGTGCCAAACGACTGCACCATAAGCTCTGCGCGGTCCCCACTAGCATTCCACTGAATATCTGCAACTCGACCACTGATAAGCACCTGGAGCTCATCAGGGTCGTTGCTGTATCCAACTCGCAATTGTACATTCAAGCCTGGACGCAGGACTACGGCTCCGAACGGTTGGTCGAGTGCAGTGCCTTGGGTATTCGTGTCGCCGCCAGTCTTGCTTCCTTCTCCAGGAATCTTCGTCTTAGAAAATTCAGCAGAGTAGTAATCTAGATCAACGATGGCATCTCGCTTTGTGCCATCAAGAGAGCCGCCGACATTAAGGAGGGTGATGACAGCATGATCTGCTGGGCTCTTTCGACTTTGAACGACAGTGAAGCTTGTGACGCCATTGTAGCTAAAGAAGTCGTCAAAGTTCAGTAGCCGACTCTCAAACTCATCTTCTTCGACAAAAAAGAGCTTAAAGGTTGGATATGCTCGACGCATAGTGCGCTTCTGACTAGTGATATCTTTGGCGCTAGCTTTGGCTAGCGCCTTGATGCTTTCAATGTTGAACCTATGGGAAGGGTCGGTGTCACGCTCAATAACAGTACCCTTAGTTGAGTTCGTGACGTCGTCTGGAAAATCCTTTTCGAGAGTGTATCCAGCTCGGGATCCAAACATTTGCTTGATTCCAGCAGCTGTAGTTTTTAGCTCCTCGTACTTCTCCGCAGGCATGCGGCGGGGGTACTGGACCCCGCCGCCCACGCCATTAAAGTTTTCGCCAAGGCTCATCCTGAAGTCTAGGATTTGAGTGCTACCCAAAGCGTCAATCTGGTCCCGAGTGATAGACGGACTAACAAGAGTCTCGACCAGGTCGCCAGCAACTGGCGTGGCGGTTGCTGTTGCAAGCTTTGCGGCTTTCTTGCTTAGGTCCTGAGTTTGCGTTTCGGACTTCTCTACTTCACTGTAAAGTTCTTCGAAGTACTTTACCCTAGAGGTCGCAGCATCAGGGTTTGGCGCGTAAGGAAAATCAGTGGGGCCTCGGTCGCTACTGTCGGTGCCTTCAGCTCGATAGCCTTGAGGAATGATAATCTTGTCCTCCGTTCCAGGCTCAAGTACTATCTTATCTTTGTGCGCAGAACCTTCTTCTAGGCCCTTCATGCTTCGATAACAGTTCTCAACAATGGAGTACATAGCCTCGTACATTGCGTCGACCGTATCTGGGTCGCTGGCGCCTGCGTCCTCGTAAATGTTCCACATGTAGAAGTCAGGAGACGTAGAAGTGCTAACGCCATAGTACGGGTGATGTGGGAGATCCAAGTCCGGGTAGGCAGGAGCGCCAGTAATGCGCGCCTGACTACTGATGTTGCCGAGACCAGAGAGTCCAAAGGCTCTCAGGAAACTAAAGTCCTGTCGGATGTTCTCGGCGTATCTAGCTAGCACGCCCTTGAAGAAATTAAGTTTGCTTTGCTCTCCCTCAGGGTTTACTCGCCAGATAAACGGATCGTTCCAGCTATAGATACCCTTGGCTCCGTTAGCGAGGAAATGAGCCGCAGTGCCACTGGCAGGGTTCCAGGTTGGAACCTCAACCCTGCCCTTGGCGTCAACATCGGGGGTTAGGTGTCCGCCTTCCAGAAGGTAAGAGTCGTCATTAGTTCTAGTCTTGATAGTGTCACCGACAAAGAACCAAGGATTTGCGCCAGGGTGCGCCGAGGGGATCCAATACCCGCAAGACGAAACAACAGTTTTGAGCTGATCTACCAAATTTTCAAACACGGGACTTCCGTCACGACCAACTAGGGTGCCGGTGATGTCGCCAAAAATGTTCTCTGTAACATAGCTCTTGAACCTTTCTTGAACCGCAAGCTCCCTTAGGGGTAGGTTCCACAGGTAGTTTTTAGCCACTTGCGTAGCAGTAAGGTCGTATTGGCTCTCAACAAAGCTAGAGAAGTGGCCTTCAATCTGGCTCGGGTCTTCGCCTAGGAGGGTCCGAATCCCATGGTGCTCGCCGAATCCCAAAACAGCAGTGATAGCAGTAAACTGAACGTCTAGCGTCTTGAGTACGCCATGACCTGCTGCCTCGGCAATAGCAAAAGCTTTCTGGGCATTACTAGGCTTAACTCTTCCGAGCTGATGTGGCTCCAGAGGATTCTCCCAGTAGATCCAGTTGATATTGTTTTCAAGCTGCCATGTAGCCTGGCCCGGGGGAATGCGTCTAATATCAAGATCAACTGCTAGCTCCTCGGCCGCGATCTTAAGCCACTCTTGAAAATACTTGAAGAGCGAAGGCCTCACAGGTAGACAGTACAATTCCTGGTAGGCTGTTTCCTCACTGATGCCTCCTGGCTCAACTCGTCCTGTTTGGTTAGCCACTTGCAGCTGATTTTCAGCCAACATCATTTCGGCCGAGACAATAGTCTCGTGCACCAGCGCCCAGTAGTCTAGGATCTTTGCCAGCGGAATTTCAGCAGACAATTGATTCGACTGGGTCTGATTTAGTAGCTTGCTGATATCGTAGCGATAGTTAATTACGGTCTCGGTTGCATCCCATGAGATCCCGCCTGCGCCAGGAAGAAGCCCTGGTACCGCCTGGCGTCCCAGGTCGGTAGTTTGCGTGATGTTGATCGGCTGACCCAGGATCGCTGCAGGAACACCCAGGATCGCAGTCCCAGGCATTCTCACAACCCCACTTTGTGCGGCCTGCAAGAGTTTTGCAAGAGCAGGATCAGAGTCGCCAAAGACCACGTATTCAGAAGCTCCGTCACTATACAATGCAACGCCATCGATATCATCAAGCTGATTGGCGCCAATATACTGCAGTTCGTACTGGCCGTAATCAGGGTCGCCAGGATTAGTTGTCTGACTGCCGGCTAGTTGGGCAATCAGGATTTGAGTCAGGACGTCTTTGTACTTGTCATCGAAATCCCACTCATACAACTTCTTCAGAATCTGACAGTAAGCTTCTTCTAGCTCGATAGCGGCTGGGGCAGTGCTGCTGATGAATTCACCAACGTATGGGTTCGTTTCTTGAAACTCCAACGAGTGACAAGACAAGCCAGGCTGGCCCTTAACCGTCTGACTAGTTCCACGAGTATTAATTAGTCGACGTAGCAATTTGGTATCGCTAGCAACTTTCCTCGGCCCACTAAGCGGATCCTCAACAACTTCTTCCCCCGGCTTCCACAAGACATCTTCATGTCTGTAGCTGCCTAGCAGGCGGGTGACAAAAGAGTCACCCGCAACAGTCCAGCTGTCAACGACAGGGCGGAAATTGCGAGCGTTAGAATGCAGCAGGTCACGCATACTAAGTAGTAGTTGGGCCTCCTTCGGGAGGCCAGCTAGGTACTCGGGGCCATTCCCAAGGTTATCTAGAGAGCAGAACTCAAAACTATAGAATGGCTCAATGGAACCAAGATGCTGTTGGGTTGGAAACTCATGACCAAGGATGGGGATATTTGCTACAACGTGCCGAAGCCCGCCCGCCACAGCGGTTAGGACCAGTGGGTTGAACTTAAGTGAATTTTCATTTAGTTCGCCAACTTGACGCTGAGCGTTGACATGAAACTGCTTCCACCAAACGTTAGTGACTGACGCTTCATGGTCGTAATACATCCACCCGTCATCCCATAGGGCGGACAAAGTCTCCATCAGCGCGCCAGCAGTATCTTCACCTAGCTCGTCAGTGAGGTAGTTCGCGACATCTTCGTCATCTGGCCGCAGCAGCACCGGGTTTACTTGAATCACCGGGGAGCCAGAAATAGCGAGCTTGAAGCTATTGATAGGATCAACAGGGCACAGCGTTTCTTTATCCGGGTGATAGTACCTTGGGATCTCGTCAGCTGGGTACTCAGGGTCGCGGGCCCCATCCTTATCTAGTCGCTCCCAGTATTCGAAGTGCAAATGCGCCGAGCGCTTCCAGATACTTGTAGGCTCCTCAGAACCTTCCGTCAGGAACTTTTCGTCAGTCGGGACGATCTGAGACAAGCCCCCTTGGTGCGGCAGAACAGGGGACTGAACACTGTCTAGAGCTTGCTTCAAAAACTCTTCCTTAAATGGCCCAGTGTTGCCTGTGTAGCCAATCAGTTGGCCTGCGTCGACTCGCTCGCCTTGGCTGACTAGAACTTCTGACAGGTGGGAATAGATACTAAGCTCATCATCGCTATGGCTAAGAGTGATGCCTTTCCCTCCAGGTGTAGGCATCACAACGTAGTAAGCTCCTGGAATATCAATACTAGGGACAGCTGTGCCTACGGGCCAGTAGCCAGCGTCAGTTTCGATAACGTTTCCTGGTCCGTGAAATTTAACTCCTGGGACATGGGCTCGCAAAGAGCGCTCAAAGTCATTCGGGCCGGAAGACTCTTGATCTCGTGGGCTGTTGGTATTTGGTACTGGCGCCTCTGCGTATACAGCATCAAACAGCGGGGCCCAATCATCATCATCAAGCTGCATTAGCTTGAAAATTCCGTCATCAGAAGTCTTGTGATTGTTAGCCTTGGCAACATAACCATCAGCAACAGCAAATACTGGCTGGCCAATTTGAGTAGGGAAGTCCGTACCAACATGCATCCGATGCAGGCTCTCACTCCCATAAAGCCTCTTAGCAGTGTCAGGCCCACGATAGCTGACGTGGGCCGTCTGACCAATGGAGAGGTCAGGTAGAGGAACCTTGTCGACGTCGTATGGGACCAAACTGCCTAGCGGGCCGATAGGAACATATTTTCCGTTAGGGTCTGTCCACCCTCGCCTTACTAGCGATCTAGCAAACACGCGGGGCTCACGACGCATATTGACCATGCCATCGTAATCGAAGTGATCAACCCACTCTGGAGCGAACTCATTCTTAAGTCCCAAGTCATTCTTGGCGTTCTCAATAGAATCAGCGTGCGCGCGCTGAATCGCTTCTGCGTATTCAGCTGGTAGGCGCAGCTCATTGTACGCTGCAAAACTAAAGACAACACCACCGTGGTATGAGTTGATATTAGTGATCCACTTGTCAGCAGCTGCTCGCCAAGCGCGATAGATACTAGAGTCTCGGGGAGGGCCAGAGTGGAGACTGAAGGTTCGGCGACGCTCACCTTCTAGGACAGCGCTAAACATCGCACTAGATACCGCAGTTGGCTTGCCATCTGGGGTACGCAGGTCGCCTTCCACATCGATGCCAAAGTTGCGCTTGAGTGCGTCCCGCTGCAAATAGTTAATGTACCTGGTGTAGATGCGCGACTGATCAGGGCGCGACACCATGGCTGCTGGCTGCATTCGGTTAGGTAGTGGTTGTAGATCGAAAATTTCTCCACGATGCAGCTCTTGCATTTGCTCGATGCTAAGTACTTCTCGATCGTTGTATTTATTACTGACTACGTTCCAGGTTCTGATTTCGCTATCTTCTCCAAACAGTCCCGGCAAAATAGTGTGTCGAGGAATTTTCCTCTCTCCATCCCAATCCCAACCGATAGTAATCTCTACCGGCTCTTGCTCCTCCAGTTCGCCTTCAGCTCGAACAGGTACGGTATGCCAGTCTAGCCTGTAAAACCAGTTGTGAAGGTATGGGGCATAGTTGAACCAAGTGAGGTCTAGTTGCATGATCCACGTATCAGAACTGCCTTGCATGGGGGCGATCGACAGTCCAGTCATAGTGAACGCCATGTTCTGGGTGCCTGGCCAGTGAGGAACAACGCTTTCCCTTAGAAAGCGATTCTCAATGTAACAGAACGGGCTGTGGCGAAACTCAACTAGTAGCCTATGCATGTCCAAAATCTGACCGCCGGTAAAGGCGATAATTACGCTGACTGCAATCTGGCCCTGACCTGAAGGAATCTTGGTGCTGGCATTGCTTCTTAGCGTACGCCACTGGTGGATCAAGTCTTCCTTCTGGATGGTGATATCCGTTGGAGGCACTACGAGATCAACGTCATTGATTCTGAATGAGTGCAAATTCTTATCAGCCCGAGGGACCTCCACAAGATCTCCGGACTCAACCTTGATTCTGTCTTCCAGGCTCTGTGGGTTACCAGGCATCAGTACTCTCCAAGCAAGCGGTCAACATAGTTCTGGGTGATCGGACGACGACTGTCATTAATCCTGATTGATCCTGCAGCATTGCCACCAGTGAACTGACTAATCATGTTACTCGCTTCCGCCAGACCGGCATAATGCTGGACATTTCCCCTAATGGAGTAGGCGCCAGGCCTCTGCATGTAGGTGGTCCCTCTGTTGATTGGCGAGTTCATCATAGCATAGCCTTGCTCTTGTTGCATGCTTTCCGGAGCCACTTGAGGGTCTCTGCCTTCGAACAGATTACCTCGGGCGATTGCATCAGCAACTGCAGGGTCAGTTGCTTCGCCTGGAACGCTAATTGGTGTGGCTGCGTACCCAGGGGACCCCATAGCCCCCATAGCCAACATGCTAAGGCCAGCACCGATTGCAATTGGCAAAGTCATTCGCTTATCGATCTTGCTGAGTGCGGACTTCATGCTTTCGAATGCGTGGGCGGTTCGTGCAGGCTGAGCGCTGCCGTGCGCTTCGCGAAGAGCAGCAGCCTCCATGCTGCTGCCAGACAGAATTTCCGTAAACAACACATCGGGATTCTCTATTGCCCGGCGACTTAGCTGATGGTGGGTGAAAGAAGTGGTGCCGCCACTCTCCTTGTACTTTTTGGATGCGACAAATAGATCATCCACCCAAGTGTCTACGGACCACTGAAGATGTCCTTCGCTAGTCTGCCTCTTGAGAAACTTCCTCATAAGCTTACTTGCATCATCCTGACCTGTCGCAGTAATCTCGCCTACATTGATCTCTCCAGACTGACCACGGATAACTTTTTCCTTAAGGATCGCGCGAAGAGATTCACGGGTCTCCTCTGTAGGATTGGTAAAGAGGTTTTCAACAGCACTACCAACTCCACCAGCAAAGTCTGCAAATCTCTCAACGTGCTTAGCCTTTAGCAGTACATGCTCCTCGATAGCTCCGAGGAAAGATCTGTTCATGCGTTGGCGCATAGCGTCGCCACCGCCTTCCATGAATGCTTCGTGAGCCCCACGCAAGCGAGTGTCCAGTTTTCCAGTAGCCATGTTGATATTGACTTCCTTCTTGATGCCTTCTCTCTGAATAATTTCAGCCCATGACTCTTCACCTACAGCACCGAGTACATCCTCGCCGTACTGAGTCATACCCTTCTTGATCATAGACCCGAACTGATCCATGGCTGTGCGATATCTAAGCTCTTGACCTACGGCAACCGGGTTCATCTTAGAGAGAGCCTGACGCACGCTCTTCGAGTTCTTCCTCGTGAGTGAGACAGAAATGGCAGTATCGCCATCGGCATCCATAAAGGCCTGAGGTGCCATACCAATATCCATCATCTTTTCGCCCACCTTGGCATCAACTCGGAACGCTGTTAGCGTTCCTCCGCCTTGGCCTCCGGTGAACTTCTCCAAGTTATCTACCATGACGTTAAAGAATCGCCTTTGCTTTGCTTTGCTTTGCTGACCAACTTCTGCAAAAGACTTTAGCGTGCGCAAGTCGTTGTCCAGCTGATCTCCGGCGGCGGCCATGAAGTCGCCGAAGAACTTATCTTCTCCACCGTAGCGAGTGATTTCTTTAACATGTCTGAAGACCTGGGAGACGAATACGTTTCCGGAACTCATTACCGGGTGGCGACCACTGAGGCGGATTAGTCCAGATCCTCTACGCAGCTCTTTCGCGCGCTCGCCAGTTCGATCCATGCCAAGGTAAAACCTTCTGGCCTGCTCAACCTTATCTTTCTTGGATACTCTTTGATTGTACAGTTCGCTAAGGAAGTAAGTGCTATCACCCATTAGCGGAGTAGCCCGAGTGTTAGCAAACAACTCAGTCATTGCAAGTTTGGCCTCAGGAGAGTAGCCAATTGCTGTGCTCAAGTTAATCATCGACACATGAGGACTAGATGAGCCAGCAAGCTTTCCGCTTGAAAGGCCAGTAACAGTTCGGGACATCAAGTCGATGCCTTCTCTTTGCCAGGTGCGCAAGCTAGTGCGCAGCTCTTGGCCTTGGCCAGCTGTCTTGTTCCCTGATAGGCGAGAGAAGAGGCCGTCAATCATACGGCCGTATCGTCCCGAAATGTCCAAGGTTCCACCACCAGCTTGCTTGATCATCGTGCCGGGAGCAGCGTCGAATGCAGCTTTACCAGACAAGGGGAGAGTGTCGTGTCCAAATACTTCTTGAACGGCGCGCCTCATGTGTGAGGGCGCATCGGCGAAGTCTAGTACGATTCCTGCTTCTTGCTTTTTTAGAAACTCACTTAGCAGGCCACCACCCAATGCGTCAGGAAGCTCCTTCCAGGTCAGGCGCCTTGCACCGCGCTCAGTGAAAGCATCGACAACGTTTCGCTGACCAGTCATGCCGCGAGCCATTGTCATCATCTCATTAGCGAAAGCAAAGTGCTTGCCAAAACCAACCTTATTCATATACATATCTGCAACGATCTGGCTGGACCTCTCTGAACTGAGACCTATACTTTGCAGGCGCTCGAAACTGGTCTTGGCGAAACGAGACTCGGTACCGACACGACCTTCTCCCCAGTCAGCAATATGCTCGCCGAACTGAGCCGTATCGACAAAGTTCACAATACCACGACGCATAGCTGCGTAAGCGTTCTTCTTGTCTCCCGCAGACATAGTGCTAGCATCAATCATGCCCTCCAGCTTCTTGCGATCTAGCTGGCCCATGCGCAGGCCGGTGGCCTCGTTAATGCCACCGGCTCCGTGATAGACGCCAGCCAATGCGTTACCGATAGCACCACCATCGACCTTCCGCCTAGTGAGCTCATTGAACATTGCTTCAGCAACTACACCATGATGGCCAGCCCCGAAGCGTCCGCCGCCACCGATACTGGCGGCTGACTTTCTTAGTTCAGCTGGGGTAATTCCATGCATGCGCGCACTACTGTATAGCTGGTGCGTAAAAATACCGGTACCTTTCTTGAACATATCGGAAGAAGTATGAACTGCATCGTGCCGAAGGCCAGTGAATCCTGCTCTGCTCATATCTTCTTCCGCTTGTAGCAAGCGAGCATCTTGGTCGTACATGAGATCAATACCACGTTCACCTCGTGCTTCAACCATGCCTTTGAAAGTCAAGCCAAACAATTTGGCCAAATTAACTCGCCGCCCCATTTGCTCGTTAAAGTACAACATGTGTTTGCCAGAGCTTTTGCCCTGCCCGACAAAGCGAATAGCAGTCTCCACCATTGTCGGATCTCGACCAATAAACTTAGGGACATTGCCGGCTTGCCCGAAGTACACTCCCTGGTGAATTTGTTCTGCAGAATACCTTTTGTATCCGCCCCCTTGCATGACTTCATTCATGGCCGAACTGGCTGCGTAACCGTGGGAGCGTGGGTCCAGCACACTAATTACCCTGGATTTCAATTGTCGTTGAGGCCTTGCAGAAAGAGCAAGGCCTTGCCCCTGGAGCTCGCGGTAAAGACTTTTGTCTTGGTTGAAGTCAACAACCATGTATTTGTTGGCGCCACCAGTAACAGTCTCACCCCACCCCATGTTCTCGGCTACACGTCCAGCAGTGCTACCGATTCCCACGTGTCCTCCGCGACCAATCTTCCGGAACTTCTCAAGACTCATGGTGTCTCGACCCACAACCTGACTTTCACGTGCGGTGATCGGCAGAGTGATTCGATTGATAGCCTGCGACCCATAAGTGGTTTGGAGTGCTTGAAAGCCGCTTCCTTCAGAGAAGCCGATAACGCTTCGTCTGGCGGCACCGTGGCCAGAATGAAGTCTTTTTCCACCCGCAGCACCTGCGTCGAAGCCTGCCATCATAGCCACCCTGGAGATGATATCGAGAGACTCATCGGCTGGCATTCTTCCAAAACCGTGACCATACAACACGTTTGATTGTAGCCTTGCCTGCTCCAAAATGTGTTGCCCAATAGTTGTATTCGTTTGCGCTCCGCGATTCACAACCATCATGGCTGCACGCATCTCCTCTTTGAAGCCTTGAAAGCCGGCACCACTCTTGAGATTCCGATTAAGAGCATTGATCAGATGGTCAGGCATTTCAACGATTGCTCTTTGCCCGCGAAGAGACTCGTAGCTTACGTTTCCCGCACCAACTTGCTCTACGTGTCGCTGGATGTGAGTCATATTCCCTGCGCGACCTGGAGAGGCGTAGAGAGTGTTGAAGGATTCGCCGGACTGAAAAAGGAACCCTCTTTGGTTGCCGGTTCCACCACCAAGTTGAATTGGCACACTTGCTTCATGCCTGCCACCAGCAGACATAATTTGAGCAACATACATGTCTCTGCCACCGCCAGGGGCAGGAGCCTTGTGGAGCGAAGCTTGGGCGCCCTGTGGCAGAACGCTTTGCAAGTAGTCAAAGCGCTTCCTGAGCGTGCCTTCGAGCGAGCCAACGTCGACGCTAGAGAAAGCTTGACCTGACTTGATTTTGCCGAAATTAGGAACTTGTAGCTGATTGGCCACGGGACTGAAGTCCTTGAGATTCTTATCCCATTCCAGCATTACTTCGGGACTGTTAGTCTCTAGCAATGTATTCAGCATGCTGCTCGCGAACTCCCTCATAGTCTCCGGAGAGCTTTTGGCCATAAGCTCGTGCAGTGAACTCTTTAGAGAGTTCACTGCTTCTGCGCCCAGGCTGGCAGAAGAAGACTCAAGTGTTACGCTCATCGCTTGCAAGAGAGCTTTGTGTTGCTCTACTTCAGCAACCATCTTTACGAGTTCCGGATTGCTATCGATACCTTGAGTCAGCGTCTTTCGTACGCTTTCTACAACCCTGGAGGCAGCAGCAGTTCGCGCGCGCTGGGCCCTGGTCGCGTTCCCTCCGATGGCCTTGCCTAGTTGCCTATTTGGCGTCATCCTGTGCAATGGGCTTGTCAAAGTCTCATTTGACTTAAGAGAGGTGAAACCATAGTAGGCTCCAGCCGCAAGAGGGGCGAGGCCCGCTACGTTCTTAAGCAGGGACACGCCACTGCGGATACTAGTGCTGCCTTCCTGGTCGTACTTAGAAGCCACCGATATACCTCTCTACTGCGCTGGAAATGTCATGTTGGCGATTGTCGTCGTAACCGATCTGTACAGAACTCATTGTACCCCCCGAAGGAGTAATCTGCCAGGAGCCTCTGTTGCCAGGAACCCCAGTCATTCCGCGGAGTGACAGGTTCAGGGCCATGTTGCCCCCACCCATGAAGTCCGAACTACCTTCTAGGAACGGTTGCTGCATGCTTTTCTTGAGCTGACTCTCCCACATGCCGTAGTCGTGCAACTCTGCACCAGTGCGATCAAGATAGCGGACCTGGATATCATCCATGTCTACATCTTCGTGCCAACCAATCCAGTCTGGCCCTGGCTCTGGGCGACCATCCATATATCCTCGGGCGCTTGCGTACTGTGCGGCCATATACTGGTCGTCAATAGCTGCTGGCGCACCAGCCCAAACTCCAGGATCTCCAGAATCCATTCTGGACCAGAGTGCCTGATACAAGTGTCGCTGGTCGCTTGGGACCATTTCCAAGATGCGGTGACGGTCCTTGCCAGAAGCATGAGCGAACGCATTGAAGAACTTACGCTCTGGACCTGGAAGGGTCCAGTAAAGTCCAAGTGGGCTGCCTTGAGGATTAACACCCTGTCGGGTATTAGAAGCAGCGAAGCGGTAGCGGCGAGCTGCTACACCGTCACCCATGCTGTTTGCGTTTTCAGCCAACGACATGTACTTGATGAACTCTAGCTTGTCGAAATACTCGTTAGTCGCATCAGCTTCTTTGCGCCACATAGGTGAGCCATCCCAGCCCATCATATGCGCAGCGGAGTAGGCGCTTGGGCGCAACCAGTCTCGCCAAGGCTTATCCCAGAAAGCCATAGGGGTGCCATACAGGCGCTCGTACTCGTACTGCTCAATAGGGTCTCTGTTGCCCATGAGCTTTTGTACCGGACGGAAACCCATTGGCACCAAGTACTCTGCTGGTGCAGCTAGATTGCGGAGCTGGCGCTGAGAGAACGCCCAGGCGCCACGAGTCACGCCGCTACCCGGCAACCGGACAGCTCGTTCGTGCAGTCTGTCGTCGCGGAAGCCACTAACTACCCGTTGGTGGCGTGCGTCAATCTGCTCCATGTACTCAACTTCCCGCTGAGAGAACGCTCCTTCAGAACGCTTCTTGTACACCTGTTGCTTGAGCATGTTGTACTCTGGAGACATGGGTGCAACATCAGACATGATGGCGTAACGATGGATGAGCGGGTAGGCTTCGGGGTCCATGCCGCGTAGCTCAGGATGCAGGGCGCCGTAGCCTGCTCCAGGCAGGCGGGCCTCACCCCACTCCACGGAACGGTACGGGTCTCCCCAGTGGAACTTGTCTGGCAGCCAGCTCGGCATATTGTTTGCGAGCGGATTCACTCGTTCGATCTCACTCCTGTACCTCGGGAGGATTCGTCGAACAAACTCGTTAGTGAATAGCGCTCCACCCATCTGGCCTTCCCAGAATTTTACGCGCGCGCTACTCATCAGCGAAGCGTCAGCAAGCATGGGGTTGTCGCTACCCCAGACATCTTCTCCGGTAATGGACTGTTGAATGACGTTCTTGGCCCAACCAGTCATACCTTCTAGTTCTCTGAACTGGTAGGAGAGATAGGAGGCCTGAGCCCCTAGACCATACGGGTCTTGGGGGATACCATGGTGGGCGCCCAGCGCCATAGCTGGCTCTCTGCGACTGCCCTGGTAGACGGAAGCGTACTCCAAAGAGCCACCTTCGCCAGGACGAATCCATTCACCAGCGTGCATTACTCGTGCAGGCTTGATTAGCTTGCCGATGGTGCTTCCCAGCACTCCACCAATGATTGGAACATCAGCAAACGCTGCGCTGCTCATTGGGTATGGGCGATTCCAGTACTGGCTCTCTTCTAGCTGGTACGTGAAGTTCTTCCTGAAGAACTTCCCGATAGGCGAGATAGCATCTTCGTCAGGTCCCCAGATACCAGCTTCACGAGAACGATTCATCATCAGATGATACTGGTGTGGGCGATAGTATTCGTCGTCGCCACCTTCGAATGGAGTACCTCCAGCTTCCCACCATCTGCTCTTCTTTACGGCAATGAGCTTCTTGCCAGAGTAGGTATCTCGAAGATCGTCAGAAGTGGCCTTGGAGCCAAGGAGTCCGCCAGTCAGCAATCCGTGCGCAGCGAACGCAGCAGCACCAATAGATCCCCAGCGCCCCCAGCGCCCAACGCCTGTAGGAATATTGATTCCTCCCTTTGCACTGCGGACTGCACCGAAGCCCATGTCCTGGATGCGCTGACGCATAGCTTTGTCTACGCTCAGGTCTGCGCCAAAGAAGCTGTAATAAGCTTGCGAGAAGGCACCTCGAACTTCACGCTGGACGCTGTCTACGAGATTGTTGCCAGCATACCTGTTTGAGATCTGTTGCAGACGACGCTCAAGGGCGTCGTTGAGAGGGTTGGCTTTAGCATACTTTTCAATATCACGTTCCGCTCCATACCACTGAGAGTTCATGTTGCGGAAGAATCCAATGCTATCTCCTTTGGCTGAGAACTCTGCATGCAGATCTCTCACGAGTCCAGCACGCTCCCGAAGCGTCGAGTGAGGGCGCCCTCCGACACCCAGGTCAGATACTCGCTCCCAGAAACGACGTCGCACCCCCTGCGTGACCCTCCCCACCTGCTTTGCTGCCGCAGAATCAATGCCAACAAGACCCAGTCGCTCATGCTGGCTTTGAAGCAGCATTTGCGCTACAGTGCCCCGCCCGCCCGGCATTTGGACGGAAGCAGCGCCCAGGGCCCCTGCAGCGAACAGAGCACCAGTCTCCCAATCGGTAACTCCCGGAGCAAACCCCTCAAGGGTTCTGCGCAGGTAGTTGAATGGGTTTAGAGCATTAGCGCGAGCAATGTCAAGGTTTACCGCAGTGGTTGCAAGGCCAGGGAACACACCTTGGTCAAACCCAGGCATAACCATTTGGCCAAAGAACGATGCAACACCAGCCATGGCAGCAGCCCTGGGGCTGGTACCCAGCTTACCTAGACCGTAAGCAAGTCCTCCGCTGACTAGTCCGCTAGCTGCCATTTCACCAGGAAGGCTAAAGTTCCTGCGCATCCAGTCCGTTTGCTGGACTCCCATGTAGATACCACCAGCAGCAGCAGCTCGGCCACCAAAGCGAGCTAGCATTGCGCTGGCAGGACCTGATCGTACTCCAGGCTGAACGCCAAGGATCTTCTGGAATGCTTTTCCTCCCTTGTCACCCAGGAATTGCTCGGACACTCCAGAGACTAGTCGATTGAATCGATCCATCTCGAAAGCTGCGATACCGCGAACGAAGTTCGTTCTGCGACCCAAATCAGCTACGCTTTGAATAGCCCCACTCATGGAAGGCATAAACATGAATGGCGCCTGCTGGCGCTTCATGCGCTGGCCAACAGGATCCCATACATCACCCACGAGGAGGTCCTTGTGGTTAAACTCCTTGCCACCAGGAAGAGTCCTGCTGCCCATATCGGCAGCATCAAGCATACCGGCAGCAATACGATTCATTCCCCGCTCTTGAGTGAGCGGGTTCACGATCTCATGGCCCATTGCCACGAGAGAGGCGTCACGAGTAAGTAGGTGTCGAGTGCCTCCTGTCCACTGCCCTGTCTTTGGATCCAGCTTGCCGCCTACAACAGAATGTAGCTCTCCGCTAGTTCTTGTGCCTTTTTGTGTCCAAACAACAGCATCGGCTGCCGCTTCACCTACTTTCATTCCGGGCTCAATACCAGCTGCACGCAGCTCTGCAGCGCTCTTACCAGTAGTGTACTTTAGCCACTCGTAAGTGCTTTCACTCTTGAGAAAATCTCGACTCCAGGTAGTGACCCCTTCAAGACCTTCGTTGCCAGTCTTATACTTAAGCGAGGTGAAAGGGCTAGCTAGTTCGGGTACACGGAAGGTATTGAAGAGCTGGAAAGGCGAAAGGTTTCCTGCTGTCCGGCTAATAGCAGCAATGTAGTCAATCGGGCGAACGCCATCTGCAAGCGTCCTGGTGGCACCGTAGAGGCCAAGCGTACCAAGACCAGCGGCGACGCCTAGGGACGTCGCCTGACTACTAGCTGAATGGTACGGTGTTGCTTCTTGGTCGTTCCAAGTAACACCGCCAAAGGACCTGCCTGGCATCAGCGCCTCCTACGACGACTCTTCCTTTGCTCAATGTCTGCATCCATTCTATCAAGACGCCTAGCTTGAGCGGTAGTGATCTTCTGTTGCTTTTGGGCTCGCTTCTTAAGGTCGGATGGATGCATATCCAAAGCGTGCTGCTGGACGCCGACATCCTTCTGACTGAACTCGCGATTCTCAGCAGCAAAATCTACCGGCCCTTTTTTCGCTGCTTTAGCAGCTTCGACAGGAGTCATGATTTTGCTAGTGTCAATCGGCTGATATTCAGACCTGTTCATGAGCAAGGCTTCTGCCATGACAAAGGTGCGAAGGAGTTTAGCTCTAGTCCAGGTTTCAAAAACATCCGGAGTATAGGAGCTGAAAGCCATGAGCACAATGCGCTTCATGACCTCTGTCACTGAGGTGTCGGCGTAAGCAGCACGTGCCGCCTCGATTTCCTGTCGCTCTTCACCCGCAGAGTCGCCACTAAGATACATGATGAGCTCGCCAATACTTAGGAACGTGCCGGCAGGCAAGTTCCCATTAATTGCGCGAGCATCACCAACATAGCAACGATCAAACACTTCACTGTGAATCTGCATAGACCCAAAGACACCTTGGTCTCTCAAAGAAGAGAAGACTTGGTATTCCTTGAGTGTCAGCAGACGCCACGTAAATGAAATGCCATCGGGCAGAGTCGTAACAAAAAGACCATCGCTCTCAATCAGGAGATCGATATCCACGACCCCTCCAGATCAGAGCTGAGCAGTCAAAACCATCGCCTGCTGTGGGGTCAGGTGGTAGCTGTGAAGCATGACGGAATTGTACAGGGTTGGGATCACACCTGCGCGACTGTTGTACCAGAACTTAACATCGAGCTTAGGCCACAGGACGCATGCCTTTAGCACTTGCTCAGTCATGTACTCTTCTGGATCCTTGGCCATGCCTTCAATCTGAGATTGCTTAATTGTTGCGGCTTGAATACCTTGGAAGTGCTTGCGACGCAGGTACGTAAAGACATAGACATCTCCTTCACCCAGGGCCATGACCTGAACCCCACCAGCTCCGTACTCTGCCTTCCATGCAGCGATTTGTGCCTCAGAGGGTGCGCCGTCAGACTTCTTTAGAAGTTCAAGTACTTGCTCCTCAATAGACATCTCAGCCTGCTCTTCTACAGGCTCTGGTGCTTCAGCAATAGCTGCTTGAGCTTCTGCTGCTCGGCGAGCTTGCTGCTCGGCGAGCTTCTTGTCTAGTTCTGCATTGATAGCATCAAGGTTGTTGGGTGCGGGCACTGCTGCCTCCGGGGCTTCGTCAATCATGATTGCGTGTTCCATCTGCCCCTTGACTTGTTGAGGGATGGTAATATCTTCTAGCTCGGGGTTGGCTAGCTCAACGCCCTTGGCTTCTGCTTGCTCAACAATCTCTTCGTTGAGTGCGCCAACGTTTGCTAGGATGTCGTCTGCTGATGGGCCAGCAGACTTTAGTGCCTGCAACTGTCGGGGGTTGAGGCTGGGGATCTCGTCACTCTTTACTCTACCTGCCATTTAAGGCTCCTTAATTTGATTCAACAGCAAATACTGTTGCCTCATCGCTGAGGGCTTCAACCGTACTTTCTTTGTACGGGTTCCTTCTTGAGAAGACGTCGCGAGCGAAAAATGGGTATGCTTCGACGATTACTTCTTCATCAATCTTAATCACGGAAGACCTGCCTGTAAAATGAACATCTACTAGCAGTAGTCCCGTTTTACCTGCTGGTCTCATCGCATCTTGCGCTCCGAAAGTAGCAGCAATATTGATTCCACCGTGGAGGTCGTGAGGGTTTCTCGTAAGATTCAAGTGCCGCCCTGGATTCGCAAGAGTTTCACTAGCCCAATACTGAAGCTTCATGTCTTCGATGAAGGCAGCGGCTGCGGCATCATGCTGGGACAATGCAGCAAAGTCTGTAAGCTGCCCATTGGCGCCAATAGGCGCTGGGTCGACAGGTGTCTCAGAGAGCGTCTGCCCAAGGCCGCGCTGCACAGCTCGAAACAAATAGTCCTGGTGAATGTAATTGATCAACAAAGTACCCCTTACAATCACTTGGCCCGCAGCCACAGCATCATAGTGGCGACTGCTGTACCCGTAAATAGGGATCTTGGTGTCGTCGACTTGGTATTGCAAACCGGCTGCCTCCAGAAGGGGCAGCCCCTCGATAGAAACAACAACATTGGCGCCACAAAAGTACTCGAATCCGTACATACTCATAGCTCGTCAGTTCCAAAGAAATTTACAATTGTAGGCTCAAGACCGACTGCGCGCGCCAAACCTTCTTCGAGAGTTGTTAGCGGCGACTCTTTGCTGACGGCTCCGACATTGTCGTAGAACAGGTCCCTCATGAGCGCATCGTGTTCTGTCAAATCCACCACGGGCGTGGGAGGGGGGACCGTGGCGTCGGCGTCGGCAGAGAAGTAGGACAGTGGCTTGTAGTCATGGGCGATGAAGGAGAAGGTGATCTCGGTTACGATATCCTGTACGGAAGTGACGTGGCCTTCATCTAGGAACTCCATGCCAACAATCATTGCTCCGGCACCCTCGGCATGCTCTGCAATGCTGCTTAGTGCAGGATCGCTGTTGTAGTCTCTGAACGGTGGGCCACCCTCGGACACGAACTGCAACGCCACATTGAAAGGCGGAAGCAACGTAGATAGTCGGTTGTTGTAGGAGTAGTTATTGAACAGCGTTCCTACGCCAATTCGATGGCGATCCAAGGACCAGCCTGGAGTTGGTTCACGATAACCCCCCGCAATAAAAGCTTCGTTGTACTGATCATGAAGTGCCCTGAGTGGGTGGTCGTTGATGACCGTCATGATCAAGGATCCAGCAATAGTCCTGACGCCACGCGATAGCCCTCTAATACCTCTGTGGCCTAGCGCACGCGCCTGACCCTTGGCCTCATGTACTGAAACACTAAGAGTATGAACTGACTCTAGCGGACGGATGAGGTGCGGGGTTTGCTGAAACCAAACCAAAACCTTAGCATCAGCACCAGAGAAGGAATACTTGTACTGTCTGCCAGTCGAAGGATTGACCGGCTGCTTTTCAAAGATGCCCATGCGCACCCCTCGTGAATGAAAGTGGCCAGGCCTCCCCGAAGAGACCTGGCCACAGTGTAACAGGTAGAGTACTGTTTATGCTATCCGCTTAGGCGGAAGTGAATGCGCTGGTTAGGAAACCGTCCGAACTAACGTCCCAGCTACCAAGCTTCTGCCAAGGCAGAATGGTGCGGCAGACGTAAGTCATCTGGTTCTCGATGACCATGTCATCGATTGAGAATCCAGAGCCTTCGTTGAGGATCTCTACACCGTAGATGCGCATGGAAGCAGCCTGACCATACTCGTTCGCAGCGACGATAACGACGTCGAACGGTGGCAGCTGGTCCACATACCAGGCCTGTGAAGCCTGGTATGCATCAGCCACATTCGTGGGATCGAATGTGAAGGATGGGTCGAGTGACGACAGATCATTGTCTGTTGCGTCATTCAAATCCGAGATGTTCGGATAGATCTCATCCTTGTCAGCGATAAAGGTCATATCGCTGAATGGCTGTCCAAAGAGGACATGCTGATCTAGCATCAAGGTGATGATGGTACCGGCGATACCACGCTTGCCACGAGAGAACGAAAGAGGATCTACGCTTCCCATCACATAGATGGGTGCCTTCTCACGCTGAACAGCGTAAGAAATAGCCTGTAGTTGCCCAATCGATTCGCCTCCGATGACTGCACGGATATCCACACCGGAAAAGCTAGTGTAGGTACGACTAAGTTCTAGTGATGTTGACATTGATTACTCCTTTTGCTCGAATCAGAGTTCGGACTCGTCCGCAGCAAGGCTTGTTTCAACAGTGATGGATTCAATGCTGAAGGGTGGGATCATGCGGAGCTTGATCTTGAGACGTCCCATGATCTTGTCCTCACGACTGTATTCGATCCTGGCCTTTGCACCTTGGTGCATGCCGCTGCCCTGCTCAGATACGATGAACGCATCAATTGCAGACTGCAGTGAAGCTAGGCGCTGAGCGCTGAAGTCCTTACCAATGTAAGGCCTAGCCAGGTTTCGGATGCCGGCTAGCATACGATTCACACAGCGAATCGTAGACAGACGGGTGTAGTCGGAATCTGGGTGAGCCGCAGTCTTTGCAGTGGTCAGAATCAAAGTACCAGAAGTATCATCACGGCGAATGCCGATGATGCGCTGACCTGCAAGGTCATTGATCTGAGTGCTGTGAACTCTGGTTGGAGACTGAGTCTTCTTCAGGATTCCGTTGATACCGATTGGCTCTTCGTTTTCTGGCATAGTTGCCACCTTTCCGAAGTAGGTGCCTGGGATTGCGCCACGGTAACTACTACCACCGTCGTACGCGTTCTTCAGGATGGGCCAATCGTAGCTGACAAACACATGCTTACCGATATCAACGGCCTTACCGCCTGCATCAGTAGCTTCGTCTGCATCGCTAATGCCGTAGGGCCAGTCAGTACCATTTGGGAGACTTGCTCCATTGGTAAGAATGAGACCACCGTATGCGTAACCGTCAGTGGAGTTTCCACCATCGACTTCAGCAGAACGATAACCATCACTGGTCTTCGAGAAACCAGCAATCAGCTTGTGTCCCAGAACACCACTTCCGTTGTCGGAGGGGCTGTCGATGTACACGTCAGTGCCGTCGTCGGTCAGGGTTGGCGCAACACCAATCCAGTCAGCGATCTTGGAGCGACTGTAACCTTCTGTTGGAGCCTTGAAACTCAGGGATCCAACCATAGTGCTCCAGTTCGTAGAAGCAACATAGCAGAAGGTAGCGAGCTGGTGAGCAAAGTTAACTTCGCGAAGCTCGACATCTGCACCAGCAGTCCAGAGAGTGCTAACGGCAGTAGGAATAGTCTCACCAGTTAGGTCCTGGTGAGTTAGGACCGCACCACCGCCACCACCAGCGAGGTTGGTCTTGGCAAGAGCAGTAGCGACAGTAGCGGAGGCACTGGAGCTTTCACCCAGAAGAGCGCTAACTAGCACGCCGCTGCGAAGAGTCTTGGCAGCAAAGTCGATAGCGAGCTGTGTCTCGATATCTCCAAGAGTATCAGCAGTGCCGTCGACTTCAATCCAGATGTCGATACCGTGATCGGTCTCAGTGATTTCAACGTCAACACCACCAGAACCAGTAGTGACGATTTCAACGGTTACACCGTTTCCGCCCTTACCAACCTTGGATGCTGTGATGACCAAGTCAGTCTGAATAGCAAGCGATGCTGCTGTGTCAGTTCCGTCGAAGTAATCCTCGACATCGGTCATGTAGTTGAAGACTCTACCCTTGTAGCGGTACTCCCAGCTGAAGCCTAGAGCGTCTTCGGCAGAAGCTGCTTCGGGTACACCCTTCCAGTAGTAACCGTATTGCTCAGCGTCGGTGCTACCTGTTCCTGCTGCATCGAAGTTGGTGTCGTCAGTGACGTTCGCATCGTCAACATAGACGTCCGTGGGAACGACCATATCGGCGTCACGGTAGTCTAGCAGGTGGTATGTAGCGTTGAGCGCAGCGTAGCGCTCGGCGCGGCTGACAGTGATGCCGTCAGTACCTTCGGTATCCACAACAGAAAGAGCTGTTGCAGTGCCGTCAGCAGTGAAGTCACTAGTTCCTACAGTGTCTAGTGCATCTGCAGATGGGATGTCATCCTTGTCGAAGAGGGAGAACAGGTCGATGCCTGAGTCCTCAACCGTAACGATTCCTTCATCTAGGATGAGAGTCTCGTCAGAGTCGTATACCCACTCTTCGTCTGTTAGGTCATAGACCATGTATCGATTGCTGGAGCCGTCGTTCTCAATGAAGAGAGCGTAGCGTCCAAGAATGTCGTCATCGCGATAGCTTGGAGTGACAGTCAGAGTGTTGGAATCAGAATCAGTGAAGACCCAGTTTCCTTCCTGACCACCACTTCGGATGATCGCAAGGTTGTCGGCGCCCTGAGCAACACACTCATGGACGGCACGCAGTACTTCAGTACCGGATCCAAACTCCTTCTCAGCGACAGCAATGTTTGATACATTGTAGATCTCGTTAGTCAGACCAGACGATGCTGGGCCAACCACAAGAATCTTGGGCTGAGAGGATGCGCTTGGAATCTTAAACGCGCCATCTAGATATGTTGCCTTGACACCTGGAATGTTCTCGTAAGGCATTTGGGGGACCTCCTATTAGAAACCCTTATTCAGCTCGTCGGAAGGTAGACTTCCGATTTCAAAAGTGATGTGCTTGATTACAGGATCTGCTACAACTCGGAAGTCATAGAGCCTGACAAAAAACTGGAGCGGTCGGACATACAGCCCTTGACCACCAGTCGTAGTATACCAGTCGTTGATGCGCTTCTTAAAGTAGAAGCGGTCTGCGCCTTGGACTTTAACAGCCCATGCGTGAGAAGCGAAGAGATTCTCTAGCCATAGCGCACGACGATTAGCTAGTCGTGCGCTCTTAGACCAGCACTGAAATTCAATGATGTGGTCAAGTGGTCGGGCCTGAACTTCAACCCACTTATTGGGGTATTTGGGAGAGCGAAGCTTGTAGTAGTAACGGAAGCCCATTTGAGGCCTACCTGTGGCAGTAGAGTTCATCTTCGCAGGCTCTCTACTAATCAGCTTCCAGGCCACCACCTCATCGCCAAAGCGGGTGAAGTCCTCGGCAGGATACTCTTCAATCAAAGAGACCCTCTCGCCCTCTACAGTTCCTTCTCTCTCTTGAGCATCGTCCAGAAGTTCGCCTGCCACTTCAATGAAACGGGGCAAAGTCATAGTCTGGCAATTACTGAGGAAGCGCGTCGGGTCGAATGTGAAAGGACTCTTGATCTTGGTCGGCTTCTCGTAATCAGGATCTGAATCTACAGTGCTGCCCTTATAGCTATCCATTACCTCAATAGTCATGAAGCCGTCGTCATCCAGAAGTTCCTGTCTGACTTGTTCGATGATCTGACTTGTTGTGCTATTCAGGCTCATTGTGGATTGTCCGATCTAAGCGCATCCTTCTCTCTGCAGAAGGCAGCAATGAATTCGAGCCGCCCATTGTCTGCTCTGCGCTTCTGAAGAGTCTGCGGCTTGTAGATTGCTTCTCGAACATATGGTAGCTCGACGTCGCCATCGTCATCAAGCTTGAGTTCGATAATCTTGTCGCCGTAAAGGATTGTAGTGTCGTAGCGAAAGAAGAAGATTTTGTAATCTACGCGCACCATACCGGGAGCCATAGTGACATAACGGCGCACCATGCCATTATCAGCTCCAGCAAACATACTGAACCCCCAGACATAGTTCTCATCCCAGAGATAGCCTTCACCCAGGCAGTAGCTGCAGTCAGGGTCAGGCTCGCGAGTGCTCTGGCCCGATTGGCATTCGCACTCTGTTGGATAGCCGTCACTGTCCCGACGCATGTTTCGGAGCAACAACATCTTGCCGTGCTTTGGCCCGTTGGGAGTGCCAAACAGAATCTCGTCCATTTCCGCACGCAGGTCTAGCTCAGCACCATCGGTGCTAGGCGCAGCAGCAGCAGGCCTGCGTCCAGGCTTAGACCCAAACAGGCCGGGACGACGAGATGACATCATCTACCTCCGCGACGTCGATCATCAAAGCCGAAGCGTCCACGACGACGGCCAGCCTGACGAACCTTTCTGTTAGAACTAGGTTGTGGGTAGCGAGTCGTTTCTGGGCTATCCCACAGGCGACCAGTAAGTCGCCTGTCTGGATCAAGCCAGCCCTTAACAGCCATGGTCGGTGACAACCCTTGTCCGGGCACAATGTTTCCGCCGGCGTTAACCACCCTCCACCACTCTTGACGCTGCTCGCGTACCCAGTCGTAGATTTCATCTGGGATAGCAGTAACAGGTGCGCCGTCAGCGATACTGAGGTCTCCCAAGGACTTCTTCTTGCCAGCGGAGTAGCCAGCTTCCTTGCCCTGCCCTGGAATCATCAGGCAGCGCCACACGGCATCGAACACAACGAACTTAGTGCGAGCCAGCTGGATGTTTCCATAGCCAGCTGGAGAGTCTCCCTGAATGAAGTTGGCCTCCTTACTGGCTAGGTGAGCCATAAGGGCTAGAGTGTCATCAGGGATGTAGTCAATCCACCGCCCCATCTCCAGCCGAATCAGATCAGGAGAAGCGTAGAGCGGAGAGTAAGTCGTAGTGTAGTAAAGGTCGGTCGCCGGCAAGAACTCATCACCATCATCATTTGTGATGGTGGCAGCCAGCTCGATGACAACCATTGTGTTGGGTCCAAGATTCTGACTGCGAGATGTGAAGCCGGTAGTTACCGCGAAATCAAAGTACTGATAGTCGTCAGTGGAATTGATTGTCCCGACCCACAGGTCGTGCCAGCTTCCAGCATCACCACCAGCTGGAACAGTGTAGCTATAAGTGTAGTAACCAGTGCTAAGGCGCGTGGCGGTCAGTGGGCCCGCCAGCGCAGTAGTGTACACCTGGGCTTCAGCTTCAGCTAGAATCGTAGAAGTGTCGACATCTTCGTCATAGATGTAGATACTGGGTTCAGTATCTAGGTCAGTCAGGCACCCATCCGCGTCAGTAAAGACCGCGCGCAGAACAAGCTCGTTGCCAGCTAGTGCGGCACCTCTATTTGAAACAGCCATGATCTACCTCAGTATCGAATGGTCAGGGTGTCGTCAGTGAGTGACAGACTCTTCTCTAGCTCATAGGGTGCCCAGGTGTTACCGTAGTGACCCTCAACTGGGTAGGCCCAAAGCTTAACGGAATCATCAGTGATAGTTCCGGACGCTACATCGTCGGTGAATACGATGGTGATGATTCGCTTGTCTGGGTCAACATTGTAGCTAGCGTTCAGCGGATCCATGTAGTCCACGTCGAAGGGGTCGGCATTAGTCGGCAGAACTGTCGCAGGCGCTGAGCTTGTAGCGGGTGTGCTTGGACTGCTGGGCGCAGCCGTGTAGCTGCCATCGTTAGTAGTGAACGCAACCGACGAGCTAGTTGTCATTCTCGTCAAGGTCTCTACATTGGCGGTCCACAGGTCATCGACAGCAAAGCTGCTGCCAGTAAACCTGATCTGGACGCCCTTGCCTACATTGCGGTAGCGCCTGTTGGTGATGCGATCGATAGTGGCTGCTGGCTCGCCATCAGAATCCCACCACCACTTGTAGTCAGCTGTCCCAATGTTTCCACCAGTAGTGATCTTCACATTGAGTGTGTCGTCACCTACCCCGTCGTCGATGTAGGGGCCGTACAGGACCAAGTCTCCAGACCCGGTGTTGCCGGCGTCTGCTTCTGTATCAAACACGGTTCTGGAAGCAGCACCGCTGTCGGTGCTGTCAGGGTCTCCGTTGATATACAGGGTGTACTCTGTGTCTGCAGCCAGTGTGGCAGCAAACTCAGGGTCGATAGTGATCTTAACCAAAGCTCCATAGTTGTTAGAGCTTTCGTCAGCTTCACTCGTGATTGTGACAGGACTAGTGACTTCTGCGTAGGTCACGGTGTCTGTAGTGTCCCAGTACACAATCTCAAACTTCAGAGGCACATAGCCCTTGAAGCCAGGGGAAGAAAGGAAGTACGGGTTGTTGCCCGTATCCTCATCAATCCACATAGCTGAGTCCGGACCAGATGTCTGGTCTGACTCAGAAGCAAACAAGACGATGGAGTCCTTAATGGACTTCTCGTCGACACCGATATCGAACCACACCTTCAGGGTCTCACCAACTGGAATGCCAGTGTCACCGTCGGCTGGATAAACTCTCTGAATAGTTGGCGCGGCCATTTATCAGTCTCCCTTGATTTGCTTTAGGGTGTCAGTATCAACTCCAAGATCTTCTTGGATGCCCATGGAGCCGACAACGATAGTCTTCTCCTCGTCCAATTCGATTGTGGTGGTAGAGTCTACTGCTTCTTGAACCACCACGGTTTCGCCCAGCAGGGTAGTGACAGCAAAGTCTGGGTTGAACTTCTGCATGGATACATCTCGCACCATGTCTTTTCGCTCTTCGCGCTTAAGCGCCTTGCCTACTAGATCCCAATCCTCTACTTCCTTCTTAAACCAAGACATACGTTCTCCTTTGTCTATTCTACACGACTGTAAGCACGAAGGGGAGTCCCCGTAAGAGGACTCCCCAGGAAAGGTGCTCAAGCCCTATTCAGGACTTAGAGGACGGTATCAGTAGCACCAATCTCACTATCAACATCCATGGTCTGAGCACTAACAGTGCCATCCCAGTAGTTGCGAGCAAGCTTGACGTTCTTCATGACTCCGACACCCTGGCCCTCGTGTGCAACGGCGAAACCGTAACGCTCACGAAGCTTGACCTTAACGACATCGACGTTCTCGTCGCGCCACTCGACCTGAGTCAGGTCTTCGTCAACGAGGTGGAAGCCAACGTTGCCGGAGCTGAGCAGGTAGATGTCGCCGAGCTGAGAGCTAGCGTCGAAAGGAACAAGGGGGCTAACCATGACACGGAAGGGCCATGGGAAGTATGCAGGGGGTAGGTTGCCTACGGCAGTCATGCCATGCTCGCGACCAGCGATACCGGTTGCAGTTTCACCTGCAGCGTTACCAGAAGCGTTGAGCTTGTTACCGAGGGATGGACCCTGGGCACCCATTGAACCGTTGGACCATGGGTCCAGTGGTCCAGCCTGACCGGACCAGCGCTCGAAGTACGAGCCACCGCCGTGGGCGAGGAGCATGTTGCGTAGGACTGGGTCCTGTAGGAACTGATAGAAGAAGAGTGGGTTGAGTAGCAGTACGTCTGGCTGGAAGCCTTCCTCAGCCATGTGTGCCATAGCCTTAAAGAGGTCGTCAGTAGTCAGAGAACCGTTTGCCTGCATGTCCAGTCCGCGTCCAGTGGTTACACCGAACATGGAAGTGGTGGGGCTGCTGTTGTTGTACAGCTCGGTACCCAAGGAACGCAGGAAGCTAACAGCCTTCTGCTCCTTGTGGCGCACGAGCGCAGCGCCCATTAGGCGAAGGTTCATTGCCATGATGTCCCAAGTGCTGTAGCGCAGCGCTTCGTCAGTGAAGCTGGCTGCGAGACCGGACTTGCCGATCCATGCAGTCTGCAGCGCACCGCCGAGCTGGAACATTACCTCAGGGTAAGTACCGTGCTCAGGGATGTCCTGTGCGTATACCGCACCGACTGCTCCTGCGAGCACCTGAGTGCTGAGACCCTTGGCCTGGACTCTGTTAAAGAGTCCAGTGATGACCATGAGTGGCTCAACTGGCTCACGAATTAGTACTTCCATAGAGGACTGTAGGAGTGGACGAATATCTGGCGCTGCAACAACGTCAGTGTGTCGGGGTGACAGGTACTTGTACATGTCTTCCCACTCCATCTCAACGCCTTCATCTTCGTTTCGGCCCTGATTGCGGAAGAGGTCGGCTACATAACGAGTAGCTGCCTTCGGTGTCGAAGGTAGGTCTACTGCGTTGCCGTCTCGTAGTGTGAACTTCATTTTGTTCTCCTTCTCAGCGTACGACGAGGTTGATGATGGCGATCTGATCTGCAACTTCTTCTGAAGTCGCGAGAGTGATTAGGTCGCTGTAACCACTGGTTGCACTACCAGGCATCTTAGATACCGCAGTCATTCCAGTGAGGTTAAAGGCAGTCTTTACCTTGTCTAGCAGGTCCTTAGGCTCGGCATCGATCTTGTGAAGACGTGCGATCCATTCGGTGTTGCTAGTACCAAGAGCATCCTGTGACGATGCCATAACAACAAAGTTGCTAGATGCGTCGAAGCTTAGGAAGTCACCTGGCTTGCCTTCACCGTCGAAGAAGACGTAACGATCAGAGCTGGCACCAGTGGTGGCAGAAACCTCGTAGTAGTAGTAACTAAAGGTTGGGTCGTTGTTGTCTGCGACGAGAGTGTCGTAGGTGTCACTGTGAGTGAACAGAATTCCTACGTCGGCGTCTAGGTACCAGTCACCCTCAGAGCTGATGCCGGCGAGAGAGGACTTCTCAGTTGTGAGAACTCCGCTGACGTCGCAGCTGATTGGGGTACGGGAAGTGTTCTTGGCAACTGGGCGCTCTGCAAGAGCCCAGGCAGTCACGGACATGCCGTCGACAACAGCCGCGTAGCGGGAGAGGTCGTCAAGCGCAGTCTCGTTCCAGATCTCACCAGCTACAGGAAAGTCGCCATCTGCAGAAGCTGCAGCGGTTTCAGTCACGGCGCTGACGTCGAAGGAGTCAGAGCTAGTGTCCTGGGTGGTGCGATGCGGAACCTTCATTTGCAGTTCGGTGAGGAACTGGATGAGGTGCTGCTTGCTGTAGTTGTTGAACTTCTGGTCGCCATCTTCGGGGCGGCCGGACCAAACATAGATGTCGTAAGCGGAAACGCCAACAGGCTTGCTGATGAAGGATTCGATTACTTCTTGAATGTCTGTGTCAGTAGCAGGTGGAACCGAGCCAGAAGTAGTGTCTACAACTGCGTCGATGAAACCGCGCTCAACAATAGCTTCAGCTACTTCGAGGCCAGTGTAAGTGGCGCCCGCAGAGCTGGCGACTGCAACGCCAGTCACGAGGTCAATGACCTGCTGGTCGTAGTCGTCGGAGGTGTAGGTCAGAACAGCGGCAGTTGAGGCAGCAGTGTCGACAAGAGCGGCGCGCAGACCGGCAGGTACGAGGTACCCTTCGGAATCGAAAGACACAATCTTGCCACTGGAGATTACGAAGTAATCTGTTCCAGCGCCAATATTGGACTTGCTGAAGACGATTGGGAGCCAGGGAGCTGGCTTCCACTCGCCTGACGGCGCGCTAACATCACGCTGAACGGTAACGCTCGGTGTGATGCTGTCGAATACGTCCTCACGTACGCGGTGCTGAGCAGAAAATCTAGTGACAGCCATTATTCATTCTCCTGAATGTAAGGTGTAATGTCAAAACTTCTGGAAAGGTGGCCAACTGCAATCTTCCTACGCAAGTAGTGGTTTGCGGAGGCTTCACCCTTCGAATCTCTCAGTTCCTTGTAAGTAGAAACAATCTTTCGTTCGTAGTCACCAAGCTCTTTAGCGATCGGGGCTAGTGCGTTAGCGCTAGACTCCGAAGGACTGTCGACTGCCTGAATGTCTTCGACGTTTGGAATAGTAACATTGTCTTCGCTGGCGTCCGAACTGTCAAGTTCGCCCAGCTTGATCTTCAGAGAATCTAGCTCATTCTTTAGCTTGGTTGCAAGCTCAAGAGATGCTGCGTAGTCCTTCTGAAGCGACTCCACTGTATCAGCGGAATCACAGGTGCAAGCTGGGGGACAGACGTCTGCCTCAAACTTGTCGAGAGCAGCCACGAAGGCAGCCCTCTCTTCGTCAGAGCACTTCATCTGGTCAGCAACTTTGCGTGCCGCAGCAACATGTGCTGCGTCGACTACTGGGAAGGTACGTTCGGGGCCTACGAAAGCTGAGTCCTCAAGGGCCTCAAGCTTATCAGCCTCAAGCTTATCTTCTCCTAGAGTCGCGTCTAGTGCGATGGAGAGAAGGAACCAGTCGAGACCTGAAAGGTCGACTGCGTCAGTCTCTTCGGCATCAACAAGAGTTTCATCCACAACCGGTGTGTCGGTTACGACTTCCTCTTCTTGCGCGCCATCTGTTTCGGTCTCCTGAGGGGGAGCTGTTAGAAGGTTCTTCAGAGCTTCCACAACGGCCTCATCCTCAAGCATCTCTACGAGAGCTGCCGGGGTCATGACTTCCATGTCTCCTGAATCCTCCGCATCCTTGCTTGGTGTGCGCTTGGAAATGTAATCTGTAGAGCCTTCGCCCTTTCTGTTAAATGAATCCAGCGGACCGTTGATTAGCGAGTCTCGGAATCCCTTGCCCTCGCTAAGCTCATGGATGTCGCCGTGGAATGCAAAAACTGCATCTGGAACTTCTAGCGCATCTTCTTCGCTGTAGCGAAGACGCCAGTCGTACTCTGCGTGAAGAGCATCATGGACGCGCACTAGCCAGCTAATCTCGTAGTGAGACTTGCCTGCAAGAGCATCAACCTGCTCGACAGTCAGAGTGCCATCCCAGAGCCCGCGAATGATATCGCGGGCGTCCATGGCCTTTAGAGCGTCAACGACCTGCTTTACGTCAGCAGTGTCTGCCATGATGTCTCCTGTGTCCACAATGGCGTCAATGAATTGGATGTCTGCACTGTCGACAGTAAAGGCATCGGAAGAAACTTCCGACACGTCAGCAGTGTCGCCAAATTCCATTGACCTGATAAGTGAAATTGAATTGCCTGGCATTGTCGCCACACTACCCTCGTCGCCATAAAAGGCTCCGGTAATGTAGACGCCAGGAAGACCGTCATCTGAAATAGATCCAGGAGTATGCTCGCACACATCTCCTTGAGCCCAGTCAGAGCCACACTGGCCGCAGCAATAGCGGTTGGTGTGTGACCCTGCAGAGAAAGTCATGTAGCGACCGTCGAGGAACTTCTCAATAGCCTCGGGGTCAGAGATGCGAGCCCTTGCTACCAGCTTGCCAATTCCTGGCCAAGCGTCATTTGTGAGCAAGTTGTGCTTCGTCATCGCCTTGTAGATCTTGCGCGGGTCATCGCTTTCTGCGGTGCGCTTGAAATCCATGAAGTCTGACATGGAGTCGAAGAACTTCATTGCCTCGGCGTCGTTAGATACCCACTTGACGTCAATGAAGCGACCGATAGGGTCGCTGTTGCGATCGTGCTGGAGAAGGATGGGCTTGGGGTACGGAGTCGTCCAGGACTCAACGTGGTCCCGTTGGCCACGGGGAGTATACAGTCGGTTGTTCGTGCGACGGAGAGAGCTGGATAGATCAAACGTAATGATCAGCCCCCGTCTTTTGCCCTGCTCGTCGACGGAGTCAGTAGAGCTAAGCAACTTCTGCTTCTCATCCGCATTCATATCTACTACAGCTGAATCCAGTCTGACTTTGTAGACATCTCGAAGTGTAAGACTCATGAAGTTGATCCTCTTAGGCGCCAAGTCATTGTTTCTGCTAGGGCCTCGAAACTGATACTAGTGTTACCTAGTTGGTCCCAGCGCGTCAAGACTTCGTCTCGCCATGATGCAATACTATCAGGGTCAACTTCGAAGTCGCAAGTAACAGTATGCACTACACCAGCATGATCTTCAACTCTTAGGTCTCTGTTAGTCTTCGCGCTAGACCTACTGCCGTGCTGGTTTGCTGGCTTCGCCTTGTTGGCGCTTGTCTTGTTGGCGGCTTCGGCCTTGCCGGCTGAAGCCTGCTTTGTCTTCGCTGCTTCCTTTGATTGCTTCTCTGCAAAATCCTCTTCGTGCTTAATGTCAGCTTTGCTGAGGATGGAGCTGGGGTGGCCAGCCAGTGCCTGTCCGGCAGCAGAGCCGGGCATCAAGGCCTTTACTAGCACCAAGGGCTCCTGAAAGCGCCTGTAGTAAGACTCTTCGAGATCTTCTTCTGTGTAAGGCCTGTCGCCAAGTGCAGCCCGAACTTCCTGCATGGTTCGAAGGTTGCCGTGGAACAGCTGAATCTGCTGGTTCTCGTCAGCGCGGCGCTCATCCTTGTCGATGATACCGAACTTGACACTGACCATCTGGTCGGGGTCCAACGGGTTGTAGCCACCTTCAAGTAGCAGCTCGCTGATAATGAAGAACTCAAGGAACTCCTTCATCACACAAGTCATTGCCTCGATATCCATGAGCATCGCTTTGGACATCGTGGACGCAGTGCTTCTGTTGGCGCTTCCGCCCTCACCCATGTC